CACTCCTTTTTCCGTATGTACTTGCGATTCTGTATACATTGCAAATTTCTCTGTAATATATTTCCTGTGCATGGATATGAGCATCCACACGGTCAAGTTCCGTCTCACACCACTTTGCAAATTCTTCTGTGGACAATGGTGTCTCCAAATTTTCAAATTTTTCTCTGTTGTCAATCACAAAACACACCATGTCAACCGGAATGTGGTTCAAATCCGCAAGAATCTGAATCTGTTTATCCTTGTCCTCTGCTTTTTCATAATTCGCCAACAATTCATAACCTGTCATCTGCATTTATATCACCTCTTATCAAGTTTGATTTCTTTGTCGTAACAACTCTTTTTCGGATTTCCCTCTACTGGGGAAACCATCTTTTTAGGGTCTGTAGTGTATGATCCGTTTAGTTTCACACCTATTTTGCTTTTTTCGTCCATATAGCATGACGGCTTGTAACGATCCGGTGGAATGTAGTTGTGAATGCGCCAGTGTTTTACAAGCATAACACCACTATCGAAAGATAAAAGGAATCTATTGTCTATCAAGGATTTCAAATCATCTTCTGAAGCACCGCACATCCTTATGATTTTCCGTGGGTTGTTTACAAATCCGTCATCGTCAGCGTTCATGCAGATGTGAAAATAAAGCATTTGAGCCGTAGCAGGAATATCCAAAAAAGCATCACTCTCAATTATTTTTGCGCTGAACATTCGTTTTTCTGCCATTTAGAACTCCTTAGTCAAATATAGGCTTCTCAATATAGATTCCGGTGTTTTCCACCAGTTCTCTCCACAAGTCCATGAAATCCTTTCCGTTGCACTTGTCTCCGGCTTTGTCCATGTGGTCAGAAAACTTATCCTTGAAATTCGTCAGCTTCTTCTTACCGAATCCATCTTCCATAAGAATTACCATTCCATATAGGATGTACCTTGTGGACAACTCATTGATAAGGTTGTTACATCTGACCTGTTCCCGGATGCATTTCTGCGCTACAACCGACTTGTAATGTGGATAATCAGCTTCGGTAAATTCCTTGTACTCAATCGTCCAGTCTGCAAAATCGTTAAGCCTGCTCTGTAACTCCGTATAAGGCTCATTCTCGTACTTTTCATTGTATTCGGTGAATTTACCGCAAAAGTCGGAAAGTCTCGTCTGTGAGTACTTATAGTCTTTCCACAAGGTATAGCAGAACAGTGTCAGTATTCCGGTGAATGGACTTCTATTCGCAGACTGCTTCAAAAGTTCTGTCTGCCGCATGATTTTCAAAATTTCCTGCGGATTGTCATATCGTTTTGGCATTTTATGTATCACCTCTTTTCAAGTTCTGGCTCTTTCCTTTTGCAATGAGTAGCACCGTATTCTGATTTTCCTACATATTCGTAGCAATCAACACATTTCCATCTACCACTTTGATACGGTTTGTGAGTACGTCCGTTGATTGAGTGCATTGTGTTTGGGTACTCATTCCAACAGCTACAATCGTAATTTGTTTTTTGAGTAGAAAGAGATTCATAAAACTCCTTGTCAGTTTCTTCAACGTATTGTAAAAGTACTTCATAGTCTGTTTTATTCATTACTTTCACCGTCCTTTTCTCCATGCAAAAGTTCCATAAACCGAACAAATTGTCTTTGTGACACGGAATTGTTCTGCTTCTCAGGCTTCAAACTGATGACTAGATGCTTGTCGGCTATGTTCGCCAGTTCCCTTGCAAGGTTAATTCTACCTTGTGCCAGTCCATCACGGTAACCTTTTCCCGGCTTCATTACACCAGTTACCATTTTCCCTTGTCCTTGGCTTCCTGCTGTAATGTTGTACATTTGTATTCCTTGGTCACCAAACATTTTAATGTACTTTACTTCCTCTTCATCTAAATGTTCTTTATCAACTAAGTGATACCAAATATTCCAACCGGACGGATTATCTTCTGTACAAAGTCCATGTTTTTTAAGGCTAAGTGCTATATGATCATATTCAAGCAAATGAGAAGCGCACCTGTCACACAAGGCAACTGCCTGTCCGCAGTATCCCCTTTTTATTCCTGCTTCGTCCGTTCTGTAAAAAAGATAGATTCCACTATCGTTAGGTATTGTAGGGAAAGTTTTTTTGATGCGTTTCACTGCTTCTGCTTTTTTAGCGTATATCTTCTTCCAGTCACTCAAAACGGACACTCCTTTCCATTCCGTAAAATCCATTCCTTGCCTGCCGCCACATAGTCCACATTCGCCAATGGAGCAATCTTTTTTACCTCTGCGACACATTCATCAGCATCGGTTGTATCACCGCCTAAATGGCACAATATGATGTTTTGCAAGGCATCTGATTTGTTTGCTTCTACAATTCCTTTGCAAGTCTCCAGTTCGCAGTGACCTTTTACCTTGTGAACGTAATTAGGTGCATCAATGTCAACATATTTCTTCTGATAGTTGCACTCGATTAGCATATGGTCTAACCGCTGTTTTTTGAACACATACGGGCAATATTCAAGGTCTGTCAGATACAGAAGTTTCTGACCATCAACCATAATCAAAAATCCGTAGTTCTCTGTGCCGTTGTGTGGCACTTGAAAGCAGAATATGTGGAATTTTCCCATCTGTATTTCACGTACTGAATGGTCTAACTGCGGTTGCCACACCTTTATTCCCATGTGTTTAAGGTCTGATACGGATAATGAGTGGTCTTTGTGCGTATGGGTGCATATCGCACCCACAACACACTTAATATTCCAGTTAAGACCACGTTTTATGTCCATGATAGGAAGTCCTGCATCCAGTAAAAGCGTTTCGCCATTATCTGCAGTCAGAAGATAGCAGTTACCGGAAGAACCGGAGCCTAAACATTTCAGTTTCATGTTTCTACCTCAATTTCGTCATCGTTCGGAAACTGAAATATGCAGTTATTTACATATTCAACTTTTGATGGCTCATTGTTCATGGTTTGAACTATAATTCCACTATTTTTCAATTTTTCAAACTGTTTTACCACATCTTCTGTAATTTCAACATTTTGAAAAAGAATCGGCATACTAACGTATGCTTTTCTAAGCATTTCCATAGCTTTCTTTGCTTTTTCTGCGGCGGAATATGTAGCAACAACACCCTGCGCAATTTCTGATGGTCGGGCAATGGTCTCTCTTATTGCAACAATGGAATTATCTTCTATAATTCCAAAGACAAAATTTTCATACGGAACATCAATCGCCCCATCCTGCGATATAACTCTCATGGCAACCTCCTACTTAAAGCAATCCGGTGTCTCTGCGCTGGCAATGTCCGTCTCTGCGGTCTGCGGTACTTCCTCAAATGTTGTGTCAGGAAACTCGATAGTGTTTGCATTTGCCTGTACCTCTTCTGCCACAACTTTTTCCACATCAAGTTTCACATCGGAAACATCAGGAAATTCTTCCTGCGCATACAAACCTTGGAATTTATCCGGAAAAGCTTCTCTTAAGGCCTGTACAACAGCAACTTTTCTTATCATTGTTGCAGGCTTTTTAGACCATTGACCGTTGATTGTTCCATCTTTTTTTCTTCCAACATATTCATCGAAAGATACTGACTGGTACTCCGGTGTTTCTCTTCCTTTTATAAACACTTTCGCCCAACCTCCTACAATAGATTCATCCTTAAGTACAAAAGATCCTTCTCTTTCTTCAACGGAACCATCTTTCTTCTGAACAATAATTCCTGCTTTTTTTCCTGCATAATTCGGATTTGCATCGGCTCTTTTTGTAAAAACATCTTTTCCGGTAACAATCGTAGCAGGATCATTGTTTCCAAACTTAATGAGGTATGCTTCTTTCAAAAAAGGATTAAGATGCTGGTATCTGCAAAGAGACATAAACATCATTACTTCCTGATCTGATACGTTTCCACCACCGCTTACAAGGTACTTTCTTACCGTTGTTGGGGAAATTTTTACAATTTCCCCATTTGATTCGTATTCCACAATTCCTGTGTTTTCCTGCTTCTTTTCGTCTGCCATGTTTCTACCTACCTTTCTACCTTTTTGATGCCGTCAATTTTGATGATGAATACCTGGCTTGTTTTGGGATTCTGAATAAGCGCAAGGTCTGACAGAGTAATATACGGATTGTCATGCTTCGCAATGTTCAAAACCTTTGCAACCATTCCGTCTTCAACAGAAACTTCCTTAACATAATTTTGCCTATAACTTCCAAGTCCACTCCATGTATCGTACGTTGAATAACAACCACCGCTTCGTGTTACCTCTACCATGTCACCGACACGGATTTCGCTGTCATCATCTTTCTGAGCTTTTTCTTCCGGTTTGTAGTTTTCAAGGACAACGTACTCTCTGTGCCATACGAAACACCTTTTAACAGAGTTTTCAACATCACATGTTGAGTTCTTAACACCAATTACTCTGAAAATCTCTCCGTTTTCATATACCATATGAAAAGGTTTCGCATCCACAATTTTGATGTACTCACCGACTTTAGCTTTTCTCTTCACCTCCCGTACACCGTTATCAGGCTTCACATCCTCGCCCATCAGCCGATTGAAAGCCAACTTTGCACCAGTACGGAAATCAAATTCATCAGCCGGATTGCAGTTTGCTTCTGCTTTCTCGCCAGTGGACTTGTCCAGTGCTATCACTTTGTTGTCCTTGCGGTAGATGACAATAGTTGTGTCTACTTTTTCTAAAGCGGCAGAGAATATAGAACCTATTTGGAAATGTTTTAAACAAATGCTTTCCCCAACTACATCTTTGTAAAAAACAGTGCCACCACTGATTTCTGTGATTTCAATTACTGCACCCTTGTCTACAAACAATTTGCTTGTATATCTTTCTCCAACCTTAAAAACTCTCTGCATCTTCAAAACATTAGATTTTCTCATATTATTTTTCCTCGCTTTCCGGCTCATTCATAAATCCACTTGCAACTCCCTGATGCACTGTCACATCAGCTTTGTAAATCTCCTTGATGCTTCTAGGCATCACATGAAATGTCACATCCGTATCAGCAATTTTGCCTTTGAATTTCAAGGCTCCACGGTCTGAAAGTCCCAGGTACACACCCACGCAACACTTGTCATCAAAATTGAATATCACGGTGTCACCGGCATTGATTGTCTCTCCGCTTGTTGTCAGAACAGAAATGACTGTCTCTTTATTAATCTGCATTCTCCGCAGCTCCTTTCTTTATCTTATCTGCAAATAATTTTGCAGAAATTTTTGCTCCAAACATGGAAAAAGTCATTAACATAAGTGGGTCTTCTTCAATTAAAGAATCAAACGGCTCTTCTGCCATTACTTTTGCTATTACATTGCACATTTCATTAGCAGAAATCTCAATTTTTTATCTATATCATAATCATTATTAGGCATTAGCTACTTCCTCCACTTTCAAACTCGCATCATCACTTCTGCGGAACATAATCAACTGACTGTCAACATCAGGAATCTTCCAAGGGTCAAGGCTCTCGGTATCGTCAACCATGATAGGCAATTCCACACCGCACCGCTTCTGAAACGCATTGCAAATGTCAATCTCCGTCAGAATCCTTGCTCCGTGGTTCATGTTCCGGCTGTAAGGCTCTCCACGGTATGTAAAGTCACAGCATTCTTCCGTGTCACCATTCACAAGAGGTCTGAACATCCGCACAGTGCAGAAAGAAAGATACTTGTTCACATCAGCTTCCAACAGTTCGTTCTTCTTCCGGCTGAATTTCTTTAACAGGTCAAGCTGTGCCTGCACATCTGTGACTTTCTGCGCATATTCTCTCTGATTTTTTTCCAGTTCATCAATGCGTGAATCATCATCCGTTGCACTCTTGATCTTGTGGCTAACCTCATAGATTTCTTTCTGAATCTGTTCCTCTTCACCTCTAAGAGAAATCATCAAGGTCTGCAGATCTGCGTAATCATTCATAGCGGCTTCTCTTTCTGCAATCTGCGACCGGATAGATTTGTACTCTTCCGTGCCGGAAATATCAACGCTTGTCGGAATGGAATTTAGGGCATTATCAGCAATGGATACCTCTTTTTCCAACCGCTCCACTTCATCCTCTGTCTTTTTCAGTTCCTCACGCTTATGCTCCAGTTCTGCCTGATCCGATTTGATATGTTCGGCGCAAGAAGAACCCTCTTTGGTAATCAATTCCAGTTCATGTGCCTTATGCGTATCAAACTCCGTTCTTAACTGCTCTTTCTTCTCTTCCGGGTATTCCTGTCCACAGTAGGAGCAAATCAGAGAGTTTTCATCAAATTTAAGGCTTTTATTCAAATCCCAACTCTTCTTCAATTCCTGTCTCTTCTGTTCATACTGTGCAATGCGCTTTTCCAGTTCCGTGATCTCTTCACGAATGGTATCTGCCTTAAGCAACTCTTTCTGATTCTCATTCTGAACCATATTTAAGGCTTTTCTCTTATCAGCTCTCTGTGCTTCAAGAATCTCGTTGGCTTTCTTCTGCAAATCTGTCAACTGAAATTGTAGTGCCATTACACCATCAGAAAGAACATAGTAACCATCCATGTATGATTTTCGGGTATTCTGCTTTGACTTGTTCTCTTCCAACTTCTCATAAAGTGCTTTCTTTTGCAGTTCCAGTTCTGCCAACCCCATAGATTCTCTTCTGCTTCTCACTTCATCAATACGTGCCTGTACTTCGTCCAGTTTCTTCTTCCAGTCGTTCAGGTCTTTATTAAGACTACTCTTAAGGCTCTTGATATTTCCTACTTCCAGTGTCTTAACCAGTGGAGCAAATTCCGGTATTGATGCTGCAATCTCCGCATCTGACTGGCTAAAATACTGGGAAAATGTTAATCTCTGGTCTGTAGGGTTTAGAGACAGCAGTGTGTTTGCATTGATGCAAAGAGAGAAAATTTCTTTCGTCGTCACGAAATCTGCTAAAAACTGCTCAAATTCTTTAGCTTTTTTTGAAATTCCGTCAACATAGCACTCTGTTACATTCCCTTTTAATTCGCCTTTCTTGTTGTATTCCTTTTTGCAGACCTTTTTAATCGTCCGCTCTGTACCGTCAATCTCCACGGTAACTTCTGCGGTAATATCTCCGTCAATGTCATTGCCGTCCTTATCGTGCGGTCTGATTCCTGTGATCTCTCTGCCGTTCTCGTCACGGCATCCAAAAATATACTGAATTGCTCTTTTGATCGTGGACTTACCGGCTTCATTCACCCCGGAAACCTCTGTCCTGCCGTATAAATCAGTGTCCACTACGTTAGAACCATAGAACTTGCAGAAATTCTGCAAAAAGATGTGTTTAATCCTCATTTTTCCTATCCTCCCAAAGATATAAATACAGTGAATTTACAAACATATAGATCGAGACCGGCTTGTCTGTCTCATTGATCTCCTTGTACAGCTCTGTGTTTGGGTTCATCTTATCAACAACCCACTTGATCGCCCGGTACACGCTTTCCTTGGTTGTGCTGTGTTCCTCTCCGATAATCCGGTAGATTTCAGAAAGTCTTCTGTTCCGGTTCTCAAACATCAGCGTTTCAACCTCGATGATGTACTGGAATCCCGGCAAGTACTGTTTCAGCCCCAGTTCTACCAAGATTTTTCTCATCTTCCTTTCCATTTCCTCACTCCTCCGGCTTTCAGTCTTCTGTTACGTGGATCATGTCGTCCTCTTCGCTGATATACAAGATTCCTGCATCTAACAGTCTTGCAATCAGAATCTCATTCGCACGGACGATGGGGATAATCTGTCGTTTCTGCATGAAAATACTCCTTTCCTAACCATTTTTTCTTCCCGGTATTGCGGTTTACAATTCTGTAATAGAATGCTGTTTCACGGTCAACTTCCCATTCTTTCGGACTGTAAAATATCTTTCCGATGCACCCTTTGACGGTAAACCGCTTTTTGGCACTCATACGGTGTCCTCCGCAAGTTTTCCTTGATTCCACTTTGATACATTATCAATGTCATACGCTGAAAAAGAAGTAGCACCATCTTTCCATGTAACTATTTTCCCATTTTCAAATCTTGCAAAATATCTAGGAACCCAAACCCCACCGTCATAATCTCTTACGTATACTTTTGTGTCAACCGCAACGTTCGACCAGTCAACAGGTGGCTTAACATATTCCTGCTCTGACCATTCTTTGAACCTTTCCCTGCATCTGCTTTTATCACTCCATGCGCAATCGGAACAAAGTATTACATTGCAATCACATAACTTTCCTTCTTTGTCCACAGCTATCTCTATACTATCAAGTGCCATGTCAATAATCTGTTCCGCATACTTCTCTCTGTTCGTCATTTTCCATTCATCCTTTCCAGTTCTGCGCTCCTGGTTAATATCCAGTCTGCGTAATCACTTAATTCTGTCTTTGTAGCTGCGTTCTTCTCTCCGTGGTAAACCATGAGGACAATTCCTACATCACAGTACTTTTCAAACAATTCCGACAAGTAGTCGGCTCCCACATGGATATTGCCGTCCACGGAGTAGATGTCCGTCACTCCCAAACGCTCCATGCGGTCTTTATGCCATCTGTCAGAAATCTGCATCAGACCTTTGCAACCGCCACTTTCCACATCCGGTCTGCCGGAAGATTCTTTCTCGATCATTGCCATGAGCATTTCCGGGCAGATGCCGTATTCCTCACCGTACTTTACACACGATTCCTGCGCTTTCTCGGAGATAAAACTGCCGGATGGCTGTGCCGTGGAAGTAAATGTGATGGAGAGTGCTATTATAATAGGAAGAAACAGCTTTATTGTTGTTCTCATATCACTGCTTACCTTTCTGTTAAAATTCTTCCATCTTGGAAGACATACAGACTTTTTACTTTGAAAAATTCTGATTCTTCTAATTCCAAATTATTGCAGTATACATAGCGCACTCCGGTTTTTTCATCGTTTTCTCCAAAAACATCATCTGTGTAATACAAAACCATTGAAGAAAATTCTTTTATATCATTTTCCGTAACTGGTCTGAGAAGAAGCTTTGATTCTTCCTCTTCATTTGCATGGTCAATGATTGCAATGTGTTGTCCATCTAAACAATCATCCCTTAAGTAAACAGCAACATTTCGTTCATTGCTTTCAAACCATACAACGACTTCTGCATCGTCAGCGTTGGAATTTACATCCGAAACAGTAAGCCCTACCAAATCCCTTAAATCACTACCATGAAGTACTTTGTTGCCATATTTAAGTCCTCTATCGTAATTTGCTTTTCTTACGTTATTCACTTAAATGTCTCCTTTCATCTAAACACTTCTCTGTGTTTCTATTTTTCTTCTAATTGCATCAATACCTTTTTGATAAACAAGTGTTTTTATAGATATATGTTCCTCCCCATTCTTGGTGTATTTCTGCTCTATTACACGAAACCATCCGCAATCAATGTATTTCTGATATGGCACATTCCATCTATCCAGGATTGCATTATCACGAAGAAATTCAAATAGGTTGTTACGTCCGAGCCCTTTGATTCCCAATACCTTTGAAACCTCATTCATGGAAATTGCAGTCTTGCTGTCTGCAACTGCATCAAAGAAATCTGCTTTCGGTCGCATTTCTTCGATTTGCTTATCTTTCTGCGAAATAATGTTCTGTGCTACGATAAGTGCATTCGCTACAATCTGCTCTGGGGTCAAATTCTCTTGGTTTGCTATGTATCCACCATTCTTTCTGATGGACGGGATCACTTCATCCACAACCCACGATTCAAATTTCTCCGCTGATGGCAACTTCGATCTCATAATAAGGCGGTAAACGTCACCCTCATTTATGTATGACAACTCTTGTTTACCACCAGATGTAGGGGTGTCACGTTTCGTTACTCCCTTACAGTGGTCTATGACTGCCTTTCTTGGGTTTGCATATCCAAGTGCTGTTGCAACATCAGAAGCCACAAAGTAAGGCTTACCGTTGATTTCTGCTGTTCTGATTGTTCCAAATTCTTCATTATTAAAAATTTGTAATTCGTTCATTGTTCTCCTTTCTGTGGTATAATGTTCTAAAAAACTGGAGGTTTCATATGCTTCTCAAAATCGAAAGAAAAGTACTTAGGAAAACTGTAAAATCTTCTGAATATTCCATTTCATTGTCTGAAATAGGGAATTACAATGGTGAAGATGTTTACCAAGCATTTTTGTCCTTAAAGGAAAAGGGATATTTCACCATAGTTAGTTCATCCATAAATCGTGAAATGTTCAAATTTACTTTGTCTTCAAAAGGAAGATTCTACAAAGAACATTTGTTTCTCTCATTTTTAAGAAATATACTCATACCTTTTGTTGTGTCTTTAATAACTGCAACTGCAACATACCACTTAGAAAAAGTAGCAGATAGCTATTCCGACAGCCGCCCCAGCCAATGCACTTATGAGTTGAACCAATGCAGTGATCCAAGGTTCTAATTTGTCAAGAAGATCTCTCTTCTGGCGGTAAGTCCATTTTTTCATTCATGTTCTCCTTTCAGTTCATGAGAAACAGCATTACAAATGATCGTAAGCTTTTTCTCTTCATCCTTCACGGACTTCTCAATTCTTTTCAGAGTACCGTCAATGCTCTTTAAGGTTTTGAGAAGTTCTCTCTCAAATTGGATTTGCATTTTCTTCCTCCTGCTTCTTAACAGATTCCTCTGCCATCTTCTCTGTCTTGCCGAGAATATATCCCTTGTCGAAATCGGACATATTCGGAATGGCTCTCTTTAACTTCTCAACGATTTTTTTCTCTTTTTCACTCATTCAATTCACTTCCTTTTTGTGATATACTCTCCTTATCTTTTTAATAAGGAGGTGAAATAATTTGGATTCTAAAGAATACGCATCCGCTTACGCTATTGCTAAAATCTGTGGATATACCGGAAGTTTTGATGATTTTAAGAACCTGTACTACCAATACTATTCAGAAATCGTCAATTCTTTGCCGGAAGAAAAACCACAATTAGCAAAAGCCGAAGCAATTAGAAATCCTTTCCAAATCCAGAGCCGTTCCTAAAAGGCGAAATGGCGGTAAGTACTTTGATAGACAAATCAATATTTGTTTCTTCGATTTTCTTATCGCCATCTATAATGCTTTTGTAGTCATCAATAACATTCATGGCAATGTGCTGTGCCATCTCGTCAATTCCAACAAAACGTGAATCAGCTTTCTGAACTATATTTGCTTTACCATTTTTGTCTAATACCACATATCTCTGTTTTTCCATGTTTTTACCTCCCTATTCCAGTAACTCGTCTACTTTTACTCCAAGGACTTTTGCAACAGCCTTTAAATTGTCAACTTGCGGAGCAGATTCATTCCACTTTCGGATAATTCCATTGCTCAATCCGGCTTTCTGCTCCACTTGATAAATATTTGTTCCTTTCTTATCACAAATTTCCTTGATTCTGTCGTAACAATTCAATCTATCACTTCCTTTCTCTTGATTTAGGAATTTAGAGAAAAACTTGACAAAATTTAGAGAATGTTCTAATATAGTAACTGCCAAGAAACCACAGAGAACATTTTTAAATTTAGGCTTTCCTCTAAATCCTAAATTTATTATATAGAGTGTTCTCTATTTTGTCAAGCATATTTTTAGAGTATCATCTAAATTTTAGGAGGACACTATGACTACGGTAGAAAGAGTAAAATCTATATGTAAAGAAAGGGGAATAGCAATTTCTAAATTAGAGACTTCTTGCGGATTTGGTAATGGATATATAAGAAGTTTAAAAAAGGGAGTTATCCCGGATGACCGTATAGAAGTAATTGCGAATTTTTTAGGAGTTTCTATTGAATTTTTGCTGACTGGTAAAGAAGACGGGAAAAAATATTCCGAAAAATACGCTAGATTAGTTTATTTTTTAAGAAACGATCCCAATATGGAAGATTTATTGATTAAGTACTACAATCTTTCTGAGCAAAAAAGAAGTACTGCATTTTCCGCATTTAAAATGATAATCGGAGGTGCGGAATGAAGAGAAAAATAAAAGATTCTAATGATTTTTTTGGCTATTTAATATCAATAAAAAATAAAGACAACAATGTTGTATTAGGTAGGATTTCAAAAGATTATGGTGATTCTGCCATAGATGATTTTATTGATTACATAAATGAACTAGAAGAAATGAAATATATAAAAATAAATTCATTAGAAGACATACATATAGTAAAAAGTAAAGAGCATAATTACATAAGTCCTTTAAAAAAAATTATTGATTATATAGGTCCAAAACTTGTTTACGTTTTAGTGTACTTTATGGGATTATGCTCTCCAATATTTACAGAATATTTAAAGAAAATATTAGGTCTATCTTAAGAAATAATTTGTTAATAATCCTAAAAAGTAAATCAAAATTATTAACGCCCAATTTATTTTTTTTCGATTTTTCATTTTTCCCCCTCTATATCAGAGACAATGACATAGACATATTTCAATATGTCATTGTCTTCTATTCCAGATAGTATTCTTGCAATTTCCTCTCTGTAAAATTCATTGCTTTCGTTCATTGTAACCACACCCCTCTCCCCTTTAATTCTCCGCAGAATCTAAAGTAGCGATACATCAAATTATAGAACATATGTTCTTAACAATCAATATATTTGACTCACGTTTTTTATTGTTGTAAAATATCAACAAAAGAGGACGGTGAAAACGCCAATAAACACCGCCCTCGCCAGAACTTGAAGTCCCTTGAAACAAGGGATGTTACAAGTGTATCATGTGAAAGGGGGACAAAAAACATGATGAAAAAAGACCGAATCAAAGAAATATCGACACATCTATCAGTCAACAGAGTAAATTATATGTTAAGTTTTCGTGGGAATCTCCATGAGTTTCTCAATGAGCCGGACATGACGGTTTACAAGCTTGCTGATGAAGCTAATTTACCTTATTCTACGCTTAATTCACTACTATACGGTAATTCTAACGACACAAAGCTATCGACCGCTGTTGCGCTTGCTAGAGCCTTTGGAATCAGTGTAGACGAACTAGTAGGTTGTGGCACTATGGAAGATAAGATGTTGGAATCTGTCAAGATATGCCGCAGTCTGCCGGAACACTCTCTGTACCTTATCCGTTACTTCATACGTCACCAAGCTAAAATCTATTCCAGTCTTGAAAAATCGCACAAGTATATTTCTGTCCTTAATCCACAACTTATGAATGGAATTATCGCAACCACAAATGCTGTGGAACCCATGTGCATAGACAACTTACCGGAAGATATAAAATCCAAGACTTATATCGGTTTGAAAATTCCCTGTGACTACTATATGCCGTTTTATCTTCCAAGGGAAATTATTCTACTTTCCGCGGATCGGGAACCACAAGACGGTGAACGATGTATTGTAACAAGTAATGGTGGGATATATATTGTCGTGAAAACCCATATAATTGAAGACGGTGTAAGAAAATGGAGATATGTTCCGCTCATGTCTCCGAATAGTATACTTCCGGAGCACATAATTGATGACATGATAGGATATGTGGTTGGTTTCGTCAACAATGACGGTGACTGGGGAATCAGATAAAGAGATTAAGAGCATGGCTTTTACACCATGCTCTTTTTGATTGATTTATTTTTTTCTAATCTCCGCCCATCGGCTATCACTCCTTCTGTAAATGGCAATTTAAATGGTTTGAAATTTGCATCAATATCAACATCTGTTACTCTATTAGTGGCGGATAAACAGCACTTTTTAGGCTCCTTGTCTGACTTTGGATTGCCAAATAATGCAAATGTATTTGGGGTGTTTGCAAATTGTGATTGGCCTGTTAATGTAAGACTTGCATCGAACGGTAATTTTTACGCATATCAAATTGCAAATGTTAGCGATGATACAACATTTATATTAAATTTTGTTGTGGCATATAAATAATTAATTAATCCAAGGTATTGGGCTGCTTCTTCAAATAAATCTCAATCTGACAAATATGAGAAACTGGCAGAATAATACCGTTCCGTTGATGGGTTTAATATTATCGTACCACTAGATTTATCAATATAAAGTATGTGATTATCGCCACTTGTACCACCTACTGCATTTGTTCTAACATACATATTTTTAGGGTAATATGTCCTTCCAATATTGGCAATAATTAATGATCCGCTAGACTGCTCAGATGTAATTCGTACGCCTAACGTTACAAATACTCTGTTACCTATTTTTGAAATTGTATTGTCAGAATCCCATGATACACAATTGACTAAAGACAAATCGGTGTTTTGGTTTAACTTGCCATTTACATCACTAATCGCACCTGTAACAGTGCCGTTTCCGATTGATGAAATATCAGTATTGCCTATAAGCGTAATTAATGTTTTTATATTCTTTATTGCAAGGCTAACTTTGCCGATAATTCCACCAAGTTTCTCTCCTGCGGTCGGCTGTGTTAGTTCTGTAGGCTCGATGAATGTTACGGTTGTGTTGGAAGCATCACCTGTCTTTTTGAGATAATCAGTCAAGTCAATGTTGGCTAATTTTTGGTCGGTAGTAGTCTTGTCATAGTAATTAGTTAAATTGTCAACATCTTTGGTGATGTATTCAGCATCATTTTCAAGTTCACTAACCTTTGTTGGAATACCGCCTGTTTGCAGTTTTGCCTGCTCCATATAATACTTTGCGTTATCGGTATCTTCTCCTTCTCTTGTTCCGGTTCCACCTATGGCATAAGATTCAGCCAATACAGATTTTGCATTTGCGGATTGCGCATAAGCAGATGCATTTGCGGATTCTACTCTAATATCTGCTAAATAATTAGGCTGTAGCATAGCATCTGTTACTGATCCTGTTTTGATTGAAAAAGAATAAGTCTTATTCTTTCCAGTACCAGTCACGGATACAGCTATGGTTGCAGAATCTTCAAATGTCAACACCGGAATCATAGAACCAATATCAGCCTTAAACTGTGTTCCATCTTCTGTAGTCATGGTAATGATTCCGTCATCAGACATGGAAAATTCGACAGGTATTTTTTCAATATTAAGGTCAAAAATTACTTTTTCACCATTGTACTTTGTAATAGTAATAACACCGGTTGTTTCATCCATAGTCCAATCAGCAATATTTCCGTTTATTGCAGACTTGTCTACTTTTAAGGCATCCTGTGATATGATACGGTTGTCCAACGCATCAATAGCAGAATCCATCTGATTAAGATTGTATGCATCTAAATCCGTGTTTTCACTTGGATAATCTTCCCAGTTAATTCTGGTATAAACCTTATTCAACGCCATCTGCAGATACCTCGCTTTCCTCTTTCATAATCTGCATATCTGATAACTGTTTAGTCTCCGAATACACTTCATACAGTACAAGCCTTTTCACCTCGATAGGCAACGGTGTTTGATTTAATACTGTCACAAGGTTGCTTTTTAATTTCTTAATCTCAAAGTTTGCTGCCATATCAATTCTCCCTTACATAGATTTCTTTTCCTTGCTCTTCTGCATATGCATACAGATTTTTGCACAGTTCAGATACCTCATATCCGCTCTGTGCAACCACTGTATCCGACATGTCAATAAGTTGCTTCATAAACTCTTCAAAACCATCGCCATCTTCCGTGCTAAACAATGTGGCATTTATTTCCGTAAACGTGGAAATTCCAATGGTAAAAGCTATATATTGCTGAATTTCTTGCCTTTCTTCCATTACTTCTTTCATTGTTTTTCCAATAATCGTTTGAAGAATAAATATTTTTTTTACCATAATAAATCTCCTACGTCATAAGTGTGACAATTCCAGATGTTGCAGTGAGCAAACCTCCAAGTGATGAAACTCCTGTAATAAAATTAACATTATGTCCAGGATAATCAGCAACATTGGCTGTTTGTGTTACCAAAGATACATCTGATACGGTTCCATTTATATAATTTTTTGTGACACTTAATGTGGCACTTGTCAGTACTGTCTTACTGCCTAATATTTGAGAAGTTGTTGATATGTTTTTTACATATTGTGAATCATATGTTGCTCCATTTCCTACCACTAAAATTCCGCTTACACTTACCATTGAAGCATCAATAGTAAGATATTGTCCCAATCCTTTTATAGATCCTGTGCTTTGCAATAGTTCGTTATAAAATTTAATTTCACCTGATGATACTTCTGTGTAACTTCCGTCTTCCCCTATAGACTTAAAACTACCAGTCATTACTGCGTTTTTAGCTGTTATAGTTCCATCTGCTGATATGCTACAGTTATCTGCTTCCAATACAAAACGGTTTCCAGAAATACTTACCTGTCCACTTTCAACACTTAACTGAGAACTGACATCACCTTTTGATACTTTTAATTTGATTTGGTCTGCCTGCAAAGATATTGCCGCTGCCAATTCTACTTCTGTATCTGTTGCCCTTTTCGCTTCTGCTTCAATTTTTCCTGCATTTTGCGTAATTTTCGTATCCAATCCGCTCTCTACATCCTTGATCTCAGACCGGGTCTCTTCTACATTCCGTTCTAGTTCATTAGTCTTTCCACGGAGTTGAATTATACTTTTGTTAATTCCATTTACCTGTTCACTGTACTTTGGAGATTTTCCGCTTGCTGATATGGTGTCTGTCGGTTGTTGGATTCCTTTGTATGTTCTGCTCAACACATAGCTTTCTATGATTTCTTTAGCCGTATATACATTGACTGCTTCTCCAAGGCTCAAACAAGGATTTCCTATTTTTTCACAGTTATAAGGTCTATATTTTACAACTTTAATAACCTCATACAGATTTCTTGCAACCGTTTCTAGGGCATCTGCACCCATTCCATAAACAAGGAAATTATCTTGCAAAATATAACTGTTGTCGTTCTCGGTAATCTCTGTATCCGGGTAAACTGCACCAATATCATTTTCTGATTGTCTTATCTGAACTTTTGTAACTTTTTGGCAGACAAAATCTTCATATTTAACTGATTTGTATTTTCCACCAGTAACCTTTTCTTTTTCAGAACCTTTTCTAGGGTATAATCCTTTCTGTGGATATAATCCTTTCTGTGGATATAAACCTGATATTATTTCTTTAAGGAAAACATATTCAAATTTTCCATCATGGTTAATGTGGCCAAAGCATCCATTTATTGAGCAGATTGCTTCCATGACCGTCTGGCCAGAAAGTTCGCTTGGTTTTATTGTTTCTGCCACTTCCATGCTGTCATTAGGTAATGTGGTTGCTACTTGTTCAACACCAAAATATGAAAAAAAACTGTCTCTGAACTGCTTTAAGGTCAGAGGAAATTTCAACCCGTTATACCAGGAAGATACTTCTGATTCTCCAATATCGTATATAACGTCATATGCCGTCACATTTCTGTAACGCTTATCATCTGTTGGTTTATCGGAAATGACACGGTATTTTCCGAAAACAAACGGTGTGTCAGTATGTCCATTAATCACAGCAGAAACATTTATCTGTTTCCCAATCATGCTTGTGAACACGTTGGAAATTTTGAATTTTAACTGTGATGCATTGCACTGTCCAAAGGTAAGGTAATCATCATCACATAGTATTTCTTTTAATTCAAACTGTTCAAAATGGATTTCGCTGTTGGTGATTTTTACAGACTTGTCCTCTGTTTCAATCGTGATTTCCTTTTTGGATGCGCTTTTATCAAACAAATCCGCATAGGTATAGTTACTCATTCGCTACACCTCCGACAAATGAAAATTCTATCTGATTGTATTTAATCTCTCCGTCATAAGTTCCGTAGATTGTAGGCTTTATATCAGCCATATATCCATATTGTGTGACATATTGACCTAAAAATGGAATGTATGCCGTGATATTACATCCCTGTTCCGTTGCATCAATAAAGTTGCTTCGTATCCCGGACAGTAACTCTTGCAAATCGTCATCCGTCAGCATCGCAGGTGTGGAAAAATCAACACTTAATGCTTTTAGCTCCACAGCATTTCTATGTACGTATCCATTTGCATCAGTCCACGGGTCTACATCCTGCATATTTACAGCTGGCTGATAACTTTCAGCGGCTATAAATCTTGACTGGTCAATAACGTAATCTCCAATTTTTAAAAGCCATCCTTGATATGCTGACATACGCTCACCGCCTTATTGCATAAAAATAGACAGCACCCATTCAGAGTGCTGTCTGTGTTAAAATACATATACATTCTTGTGTTTTTGGTTAAATTGCTCTTGACCGTATTGTCTTGCTGCAATTCCAATTTGATCGGTTGTTATTCCAAACTCTTTTTCAAGGATTCCTTGCAGTAGCTGATTATTCTGTTTCAGAAGTGCAATTTCCTGTTGTGCCGTGGAATTGATGGCATCTTTGATTCCAGTGATTTCAACTCCACCGGCAACCGCTGTCTTGCCGCCTACTGTCCCGGCAATCTCCGGTACACCATTCTCTCCTGCCATGATCATCGTGTATCGGCTCGGAACGTAACCACCGGTATCAAATCGAGGAATACTTATTTTAGGTATTTGCACTGGCTTGAAACTTATTCCTATAGCTTCAGATATGCCACTAATCAGACCAAAACCATCAATAAAAGCGTTTATTCCATCAATAATCAGATTTACGCATCCCTCTGCTATGGATACAAGGTTGTTAAATGTTCCTTTGAAAATGTCTTTTATTCCGTCCCATGCTTTTCTCCAGTTTCCAGTAAATACACCGGAAACAAAATTAATTAGTCCTTTTAATTTTGTTCCAAGGTTTTTGATAATATTACCTATTGCGTTAAAAACAGTTTCAAAAGCAGGTTTTAAATCTTCCCACAAATGAGTGACTATGGGAGATAAAACATTGTCCCATAAGAAGTTGAATACTTCTATTACTGGTTTTACTTGTTCTACCAGAAAATTCATGGTATCGACTATCGCATCAAATGCAGCTCCTAAAACACTTCCTAATGCTTGTGCCAAAGGAACTACTACATTTTTCCAAAGTACCGTAAGTATATCAGTAACAATTTGAATTGCAGGCTTTAAGATATTTCCAAGGAATGTTCCAAACGGAACAAGCACTCCATTCCAAAGATTTTCAAAAGCACTTTGCAATTTCGGAAGCACTTCTTCACCAACATATTTTAATGCGGGATTTAGCATATCCTGCCATATGCTTGTGAATGCAGTCTTCAAAAATTCTCCTATCGGAGTAAGCACATCTACAAGCCCTGTCCATGCATTCTGTAAATCTGGTATAACCGTTGTTGTCAAAAACTCCATTGCAGGAGTTAGGTTATCCGCAATGGCTGAAATTGATTCCTTGAAACTATTTCTAACATCCTCGTTTGTCGCATATACAAGCGCAAGTCCTGCTACAACCGCTGTGATAGCCGCTGTTGCCGCTACTGCTCCTGCACTAATACCACCAAACAATCCGGTTGCTCCTGCTGCTGCCGCTCCCCCTGCTCCTGTTGCCGCTCCAGTTCCTAATAGACTTCCGAGAATTGTTTCTCCGATTCCTGCTCCTGCCTTACCGCCCATTGACAAGACAATAGAATCTTTTATTGCTTTCCACAGAATATCTCCCAAGCCAGTGAATTTCAAAAGTCCTATTGCTGTCAGAATCGTGGTTTCGATTGGTGCAGCATCGAAACTTCCTTTCCACAGTTCGATTGCCGCTGTAATTGCTTGTCCTATAAAGTTTCCGGCAGATGTAAATACAGCAGTCCAGTCAATACCAGCAAGAAACTGTCCTATGTTTTGACCAATCTGATACCAGTCTACAGATGCAATAGCATCGGACATCCAGTTAAATATCCCTGTGACAATACCGGATAAATCTTGTCCTGCTTCGAAGAAATCACCATTGAATAAATCTTTGAATAACTTTTTCACAGGCTCAAGAAGTTTTTCTATCTTATCAGCCCAGCCAAGAGCTGTATTCTGCATCTTGTCGAATGCTTCCTGCCATACTTTTTCGTACTCTGCAGTAGCATCCATGATTTCTTTGGTAAGGTCAATTCCTGCTCCACCAGCACCACTTCCGGAACCACTGGATTTTGGTGTGGAAATAACTTTCAATTTATCAAATGCTCTGATTCCGCTTTGAGCATTTTTTGCGCTTGTGCCAACTTTATCCAGCGCATCTGCCGTATCTTCCAAATCTTCATTGTACCCGGATACACCTTGACCGAATGACGAAAAGTCAATCTTGATTCCCAGTAAATTTGCAACACTAACAAGCAGTCTCTTAATCGCAATTACGACACCGTTAATAACAGGAAGTACTTTCTGCAATACCGGAATAAACAACTGACCCAGTACCATACCAGCTTCTTTTACGTTGTTAGTAAACTGGCGAATCATATTACTTGGAGAATTGATTGTATTCGCTAAATCTCCCCATGATACTTTGGACTGGTCTAAGATTGCAAGTAAACGCAACTGCTGTTTCTCTGCCTGTGACATTTCAGATACAGCTTTTTCAATGCCGTATTTGTAAGCATAAGTCTGTAAGGTGGCATTCGTGATATCAATACCATACTTATACAGTGCTCTTGACTGACCGATCAAACCGGACTGTAAGTTTGTTGCAACTGTACTAAAATCCACGTTAAACAGGGAGGAAATATCACCGGCAAGCATTGTCATGGACTTTGAAATTGCCGTAGTAACTTCTCCGGTCTGCCCTAAAGAGTTGGTAATAGATGCAAGTTGTGAAGCGTACTGCGTAATCTCCTGTAAATTCAGTCCCAGGTTCTTCATTCCGCTTTCAGAAATCAGCCCACCGTCTACATCTACTTTCAGACCGGACATTTTGCCAAGCAGTTCATTTACACGGTTTCCGAAACTTTGCGCATAATCTTCTGCATTGTCGTAACCGAATTGTTCAAAATCCTTGCCCCATTCCTTGCCGACTTTATTGAATGCTACCGTGTAGTAGTTGAATGCTTCGATATAGTCCGTAGTTCCCTCTATGGACTTCCACAGACTTTTAATTCCACGGATCACAAGGAAATATGTTGCGTAGAATCTGCCGAAAGCCGCAGCAAGGCTAAATGTGCTTTTCGTGGCTCTTCTTGCGCTTACCGTATAGGTGTTCAGATTACGTCCTAAAGAGTTTGCTGCTCTCCCGGATGCCGCACCAGTAGATGCCAGTCCTGCCAGTGCATTTGTCATGCGGATAATGTTCTCACTGACATTTGGAGCGGTTGAAAGAGTTGTAAATAACTGCTTCAAATTCTTTGCCAGTAAAGGAATGTTTGTGACTGCTCTGCCTGATGCCACACCACCAAGTCTTGAAATCGAAGATGCTATGCTCGCAATATCCCCTACTCCATCTACTTTAGTTCCTGCCATGTCAGCAGAAAAGGTCTTCAATGCAGATGAAATTCTGCTTAATCCGCTTGTATCTATTTTTCCCATTCTGTTAATGGAATTTGTCAATGTGGAAATATTCTTAATACCGCTTGTATTCATGGAACTGGCGGCATTTGCGATACTCTGTATGCTATTAGAAATGCTTGTCAGTTTGGATGTATCAATAGACAAGCTTCTCTGAAAATTCGTAAGGCTATTTGCCAACTTATCCAGTGCGTTACTTGCGTTATTCGCATCCGCTTTTATTTTAATCTGTAAAGAATCAATATCTGCCATACCGCACCGCCTTTACCGCAATAAAAAAGGAAGTGTCTGCCACTTCCAAGAAAAGAGCGGCAAGCTGTGACACCTACCGCTCCTAAAATTACTTTTTGAGATATGCCCTTGTAACCGCACCGACTTTTCCATCTACAGTGATTCCAACACTCTTTTGGAATGCTTTTACTGCATCAGAAGTGGTTTTTCCAAAATATCCGTCAATGTTCGTCTTACCTTTCGCATTTACAGACGGCATAAATCCTTTCCTTACAAGTTCGTACTGCGCCCACTTGACATCGTTTCCCTTCATCATTGCCAGACGCTTGTAATAAAGAAGTCTTTCCGGCTCTGTATAAGGGTTTCTATATCTTGTAGAATCCTCATATACGGCATCTAATTCCTTGTACCATACATTCATGTCTACATTGCCTACAATACCGCCTACACGACCTTTAGAAGTGTACTGCCAGCCTACCATGTTAGGTACTTGCGGCTGATACTTCACATTACACTTGCCGTTATTCTTGCCATACCGTGCAATCCACATGGGATAACTCACACCGCCATAAGGCTTAATGTATGTCTTGTAAAAACTTTCCCCAGTGTATACACCGAACTGTAATCCTGCATCGGTGATTACCTTGCCGTAAGCATTGATAATGGAAATAATATTTTTGCCAAGACCTTTCATAACGGCATCTTCAACATCAAGATATACTGTCACTTTTCTACCGTTAAGAATAGTAAGCACTCTTCTTGCATCAGATCGTGATTTTGCAACCGTTGTAATATATCCGTATTCATATACTCCGTGCACATGGACATTGTGCTCTTTACAACCTTTCCAGTTCTCTTCAAACTTCTTGTCCGGGTTCAAATCCTTACGGATGACTTTCAAAATAGCAAAATCAATACCGTTCTGTTTTACCGCCCACCAGTTAATCGTCCCCTGGTATGAGGACACATCAATTCCTGTTAAACTCATGTTTGTTTCTCCTTTTTGGGATGTGATAATTCAAAATTAGCCTGCATTGCCATAAGTCCTGCAAGGAACGCTTTCCTTTGCTTCTGAATTTCTTTTTCATTATTAGCAATGTCAGCACGTTCTATAATAGGCTTGTCAATATACTTCGATTGTGCTTTTCGACCGTTTAGGCAATGGTCTACGGCAACAGATGTTGCTGCTAGTCCATATTCTCCCCACCACATCCACATTTCTCTGTCTCTCTGCTTCATTTCTAGCTTGTACGCTTCTGCATAAGGCTCTAAATCCGCAGGGCAGGAAGAATCTATATCTTTTACTGTAAATCCGTATCCTTTTGTGCATAAAAGCCACATAGGACGTACTTCTTTACAGTATATTTCCCATGTTAGTTCTCTGACTTCTCCGGTGCTTTCTTGGAGTTCTTCTCCTGCTCCTGTTTCAGGAGCTTCGCTAAAAAACCGTTTTCAAGCAGTTCTCCTTGCACATCAGCAAATAATTTCTGAATGTCAGATTCTTCAGAATCGAAATAATCATCAAGCATGGAATAAACCTCGCTTAACTTTGCTTCTTTCTGCTCTTTGTTGTAAGGGTCGAAACCGTATTCATCAGAGTGGTATTTTTGTAAACCGACAAGAATCAGTTCCGGCAGTAACATGAGAATGTTATTCACGGATTCAATGCCGTCTTCCTGCTTTTCAAGGCTTGCCAGTTTCTTGATAATGTTGTTTTTTACGGTTGCTTCGTAACCGAATTTAATGTTCAGTTCCTTTTTTCCAAATTTTACTGTTAGCATATTTTATCCTTTCCCCAACATTTTGTTGGAAAGGAGCCGCCCGAAGACGGCTCTCTTTTGCTTAAATCAATGTTTCATCTACCGATTCATCAAAGTCAGCCACGGCAGTGTTATTTGTTTCTGACTGACTTGCTATTCCCCCGTTGTAAGTGCAACAGTAGAATCCAAACCTTTGTATTCCTCAATGGTAAGGTTCATTTCAATCGTCAGAAGTTCATTCTGTCCGATCTCTGGCTGTGGAATTTGTTCAGGTGGCTGTGCCACAACGAAGAAAGATTTCTCTTCTCCGGGAATGACAGTTTCAAACCACATTCTATTTCCACCAGTAAGAGCCTTGTAGGCTGTGATAAGTGCAGTCCATTCAGCCACGGTCTCTGATGTGAAGTTGACTGTGACTGCAAAAGATCCACCAGTATCTGCACGACCTTTTACATATCTGGTGATTGCATCTTCTAACGCAGAAGCATCAATCTGTTCCGGTTCAATGTTAATGCCGCCAATGGCATTAATTCTTGTAAGTTGCTTAAAACTTGTAGGTTTTGTTCCGGCGGTTGTCTCTGTACCATATCCGAAAGTAATGCCTAAAGTAGAAATTCCGGCTGCTGCCATAATTTATACCTCCTTAAATTTGCATAAAAAAATAGAGCCGAATGGCTCTAATAGTTACAATTTATCATCAGCACCTACGCTTCTTCTGAACCGTGCAGTGCTTCTGTATGTGTCCTGCGAAGTATTATTGAACTCTGGCATGGAAGTTATTTGAAATCGCAGACGTTTGAAAAGTCCGGCAACCGTAGCCATGATAGCTTCGGCTTCTTCTTGACTTTTGTTGGTTATCACATCCACTTGGTACGATGCTGTGATTCCATTAACAGACCGTCCTTCAAGGTCTTGTCCTGTCTCTGTGAACGGCATAGCATGAAAGTACACCGTAGGGAATGTAGGGTCTGACAAATCCTTACTTTTGTCCGTCACATAAGCTTTAGGATGGCTCTGTGGTATCTTCATTTTTAAGTATGATGCAATCTTGACTTTGAAGTCTGATACCCATTGATATTCATTAACCGCCATTTCCAAACACCACCTTTGCTGTCTGTAATACAATTTTACGAAGTTCTATTGCAGTCAGGTACATAAAAGGTCTTGAAGGCATACCTTTTGTTATATGAAGTTTTCTGTCATCTCCGATATAACTCCAGTAGTATTCTCCGGCTTTCACATAAGTGCTTCCATGCACTTCAATGTCTTGTAATGCTTGCCGAATTGTTTTACCGGAGTTGTATTTCCATGTAACACCTTCCGGCAAAGGATATGGATATTCTTTCTTTCCACCAATGCTACCAAGAGTACCAAACTCAACGAAAAGCGCATGGTCTGTACCGGCAACCACCGACCAAACACCGCCACCCTTTACAGAGCCAACGTATTCCGCATGAATGCTTTGCAAAAGTTCTGATGTAAAGATAGCATCAAGGTCAGCAATCTGCACTCTAGCAATCTCTACGCCCTTTTCTGCCAGCGTTTCTGCCAGTAGTCTACATTTATACTCTAAACTATTTTCATAGTCTCTAAGAGCCTTTACAGCCGCTTGTATGGACTTTGGGTCAAACAGGTTAATGTTGATTGTCTTTCCCATATCACTTCACCGTCTTTTGCAACAAAAACAAATCTGCTGTCAGTCCCTCATCTGCAACGCCTTTGACAACATAGTCCGCAGTCTTGCTGTCCACAAGTCCGTCATCGTCACGACCTACTTCTGACTTCTTCCAGATAACATCCCCTGCCTTAATCGGCAAATAGCCCTTGTCGGTCACAATCTGACAATACGAACTGGAATCATCAATACCAAATTCTTTTACCAGTACTTCCGACAGCTTATTACTGATGTTGGCAGAAAAAAGGACGGGTTCAGAATATCCAGTAGTTTCTCTCAAAACCACTGGAATCCTTTCTCCGTCCATCTCGATGTACTTTATTGCTCCGTTTTCGTCCCGGTCATAAATCGTGACTTTTTCTCCCTGCCGTGAGTACTTCATTTCCTGCTTGTTAATGTCAAGCATCTTTCTTCACCTGCTTGTAAATCTGATTTACACCAGTGCTTGCCAAACCGGAAACAATTCCGACCGCAATCGCATTCAGCACATCATTTGCCGGGAAATCCGGAATAACATACATTCCTACTACTCCGAGAATGCCACCTACAATGCCAACAACAACCGGGATGTAGTTATCCTTAATAACCGGAATCAGCTTCGCTCCAATACCGGCAAGATAGCAGATAACCACGATTGCAACACAAGTTCCTACCTGTGAAAAATCCATAATTACTTACCTCCGTTCTTCAATCTTATTTCTTTTATTTCTTCATACATTTTAGTTGCCATTCCATTTCCACCAAGCGCATGATAAGCATTGTACATCTCAACAAAGTTTTCATACGCATAGCTTGGAATTTCTCCTAACTTCATGTACTTATCGTGATACTCAATAAGTTGCACACGCAAAAGAAGCATTGTTCCCTTGCTGTTCGCATCCCTATCTTTCTTTTGCTGCTTTAGGAGCCAGACGATGTAGCCTAATAAAATAGGCAGAACAATCGTATACGTCTGTAATAAAAATTCTTTCACTTCATATCTCCTAACTGTTTATTTGTTGGCACACCGCCCACCACCCTTAAAGTGTGCCGCCTGCAACCTTATTACCGGAATCCGTAACATGGTCACGCACAATCTTCTAAACCCCTCGATTTCGATGGGGTTATAAAACTTTTGCAAATGGGAAAACACCCACAAACAGTTCTTCCCGGTCTCTCCATGTTCTCGACACTCCATTCTCTGAATAGCTTGCCATGAAGTTTTCACCGGCTTGCGATCTGTCATACACGACAAGATTAACCACCACGGACTGAAATTTTTTCATATCCGCAGCAATCTTCTCTTCAGTGTAGCTTTCCGGGTACATTCTTTTTGCTCTGATGTCGGCTTCTGCTTGACTGATAAGTTGTTCCAAAAGAGGATTTTCTTCCAAATGGTCAAACACGACCTCGGAACTTTCAGAATCAATATGAAATTGTTTCAGACGGATTTTTACTTGCTTCAAAGTCGTATATTCTGCCATGTGCTACCTCTTAAAGTTCAAACTTTTCAATCAGAATCTTTTTCAGTTCCGCACCGCTGATTTCTTCCGCACCTGAGACACCGTGTTCTGCGGCTAACTTCTGCAAGTCTGCCGTAGACATACGGTTGATTTCCGTCTTAGTATATGCGGTTTCCTCCGGGATTTCTTCTTTTACTTCGGTGACGGTTTCCTCCGGGATTTCTTCTCCCGGAAGATACCATTTGCCTTTGTATTTGACTTTGTAATCAAATTTCATCAGCATACCTCCGATTAGTAGCACTTAATTACATAGGTGCTATCCATTCTCTCGTAGGAAGGAAGTACGATTTCAGACACGGTTGTCTTAGTCTGTACAGGGTCTTCAGAAACAGAAACCGCAACAGCAACACCAGTGTTCACAATAGAAACATCTGCGGTAGGCTTGCCCATCAAAGTGCGCTCTTCAGGAGTAGTTCCGTACCAAGTATTTCCAAGTGAACCGGAAGGAATCAATGTCGCATATCCATCAGGATAAAACTTGGTTGCTACACCAGATTCGTTCTTATACTGCTTAGAGTAAACAATGATATTGATACCAAGTTCGTTAGAGAAAATTTCCTTAACTCTTGCATCAGTCATCAGAACGTTAGCTGTAACATTCTGTGCTAAGATTGCGGACTTGATCTTTGCGTTCTTCTTAAGATAGTCCATGGTCTTACGAGAGACAATCATAATGGTAGGTCTCTCGCCTGTAACAGCTTCCACAGAATCAAGAGCAACATTTACATCGTCCAGTGGATCGGAGTTTTCAGTATCGTTCCACTGGTCTGTGGTCTCGGACAATGCCGCATAGTTGTTCTGCTTGTAAGTGCCGTTAGGGTCGTAGTTGTAAGCATAAGTAACACCATCAGCCTGAATGGAAATCTTAGGAGAACCATCCTCTGTAGGTGCTAACAGCTGCATAATCATACGTTCAGGAACTACATCAGCACCTTCCACAAGAGTATTTGCATCATCAAAAATTCTGCTTAATACTTCTGCTGCGTAAGGGTCTGTGCTGTCCTTAATACGCATGATTTCCTGTTCGTCCTGTTCTTTGATAATCATAGATTCACGGAAGAATGCCATTTCTGTCTCTTGCATCTTGAATCCTTCACGGCTTCTGATAGTGGAAACTGCATCAAAATTAGATGCTTTCAGGGTAACAGGAAGTCCATTAGAAGTCTTAATCCACTTCAAATCCAGTCCCATTTTCTTCTTGGCGGGGAATAAGCCGGAACCAAGATATGCAATTTTATTACTTGCAACTTCTGTATGCACAAGTGCGATTGCTTTCGCATTGTAGGCATCTCTAATGTTCATTATTTCCTCACTTTCTACCGCTATCTTTCAGCGGTCAGCGGCTACATCTGTCTGTAGTCGGTTTCAGTTATTCAAATACAATCAGTGATAATCCTGTCTTTACACCATCGGCAATGGTAATACCTGCATTTGCGTTAGCATTTGCTTCATTTACACAGGCAAAAGCCTTAATGATAGTTCCGTTGGGGTTGCTATCGTAAACATCGTTAAGCAAAATACCTACTGCTGCATCATCGGTGCTTCCGCCATTTACTTTCTTTCCTGTCGCACTAATAGGATTACCAGCCTTGCACACACCATTAGTGAAAGCACTTGCATCCAGTTTAATAGGAACAAATAATTCAACGCCCAGCTTTCTCTTAAGAATTTCTAACTGGGTAGTTACACTTGTTTCAGAGAATTTCATTTTGTGTACCTCCTTATAAGTACTGGCTAACTACAGCTTCGGCTTCTTTGTTTGTTCCAGCTAAAGTCTTGCCAATCTTTTCAGCCGCTTTTTCGGCTTCTGTTTTTTTGTCATCTTTTCCACCGCCAGCAATTCCACCTCCAGGATTAGTAGATCCGTTTGCAATCTCCTGCTCCTTGGCTTGTGCCGCAGCAGTCTCTTTATCAGAGATAATTTTTCCGAGAACATCAAAATCAAAACTGCCGTCATCCTTTACAACCTGTGCCGCCTGTTCTGATGTGATTTTGAATTTGTCAGCCGCACTTGTACGCTGAGTTGCTAAAGTCTGTGCTTTTTCCAACTCTGCGATACGATTATTTGCTTCCTCTAACTGCTTCGCTGCCTTTTCCTGTTCGGAAAGATTTTGGTCTTTCATGGCATTAAACTCTTTTTCAATGCCCTGTAACCGTTCCAGTTCAGCATTGTTTTTGGTTGCCTTGGCATTTGCTGTCTGAACATCTTTGCCGTTTTCGGCAATAACCTTTTCAATCTGTTCATCAGTTAATCCCATTGCCGCTAAATCTTCTCTCTTCATAAATTACCTCCGTTATGTCCTACGTTTTTTTACGGTGCAACGACACCGAGTGACATTGCCGATTTGTACGCTCACGGCTTTGCGAATTTTTATAAAATAAAAACAGCTACCTATTTCTAGGCAACTGTTTTATTTTGCATTTGTTTTACAATTTCCTGTGCTTTTGCCATCTGCTCTTCCATGTTGATAATGTCAGCAGTTTTCCACAGAGCATCAAGGTAAGGTTTGGAAAGGTTGAAAGTCTTTTCACAATCTCCCCAAAGTCCAACCGTTTTGATTGCAATAAGAGGATGAATACCACACTGCAGAAGTTGCAGTAATGTCTGCGACTTGGTATACATATTATCTTGTGGACTGTGGTTGATCTGCACATCAAAATCTCTAAGAGTGATTTTCAGATCCTCTTTCTTAATGCGGATAACATTAAGCGCAACCTTGGCCAGTCTCTTCTCTGCTGTCTTAACAACCGGATCCTTAAGCCTTGCTCTTGATTTTGAAAAATCCCATCCGTTTCTCAGCTCAACCGCACCCTGCGTATCACCGCCAGTGTTTCCTTGCTTGCTCGGTATTCCCAAAATTGAAAGTGCGCTGTCTGTTAAATCATCCTTGGAAACCTGTGTTTGTGTCTGGTCAAGTTCTTGCGACATAACGTCCACATCAGACTTATTGTCTTTATTGATGGACTTTACAACCAACGCATGGTTCATCTTCATTTTTTTGAACTCTTCTTCGTCAATCTCGCAGTTTACAAATTTGTACCATGCCTGGATAAACTGCTCTATACCATCCATTCTGTTTGACTGCGTATTATTGATTGCATCCAACAAATCTATAACAAGTTCAATATCAGACAACCGCTCATGGTTGTTCGGAAATTCTACAATCGGTATTCCACCAAATCCGTGAAGTTTCCATGTATCAGGAACAACCGCACTGTTTTTTATCTTACATTCACAGGATTCCGTGTAGCAGAGTTTGTACCACTCGCCGTTTTCATCTTTTAATTCCTGTACCGCCAAAATCGGTTCTTCGGAACTGCGGTTGTAAATAACAAACGTATTCAGAGGATTAGGTGCAACCACACGGATAGGCACATCTCCATTCACAATCTGAATAGCTTTGAATGATGTTCCGGTTGCCGACTGCCACTCACCAGCTTTTATGTCTTTCTCATGCTTATTTGCATCTGCTAAGTAATCGTTAAGTTCATCTACTGCCTTATTTACAGCTTTATCATCTTTTCTGCTGACAAACTGAATAGGCTCTCCGTAAGTCTGACCAACCTTGAACTGTACCCACTCATAAGCATGATTCTCAACGATTTTGTTCGTTATATCCTCATTTGACAGCTTTGTTCTGTATAGTACCGGTTGATCTCCTTTGTAGTACTCCCACAAGTACTTGATAACTGTCTTGTTGTAATTAAAAACACCGATGCAATCACCAATAACCTTTACAATGTTGTCTGCGGTTATCTGCTCTACATCCGTATATGCAATTTTTCTACCGTGACAACCCTTTACAAGGTCTTGAAATTTCATAGTGTTCATATTTCCACCTACATAAATGTCATTCCGCTACTCTGGTATCTTTTTGGAAGTTTCTTGATCTCACGTTCTCCGGTCTCCGTATGGTAAACAACCATTTTATTGCAATTCCGGCACTTATATGTCTTGTCGATGTGTGATTTTGAACTGCATTCACCGACCAACCTTCCGCATCCCGGACAGTACACTCTAATTTTTTGATTAAAAATCATAAATACCTCTTTTCTGCGCACAAAAATACCGCCCACATAACGTAGACGGTATTCCCGGCTGTTTGCCTTTTAGGAGGATTAGAAAGCATCTTAAATATTTTTGTCAGTTTAACATTACCATTTTTTATATATGACATTCAATGACATCATTCATTCAAATATCCTTCTCCGTATTTCTTTTCAAACTGTTTCAATGCAGTTCCGTGAAGTCTGACAACCTGTCTCCATGAATATTTCATTTCTGTTGCGATCACTTCAAAAGTTTTCTTTTCTATGTACCTTGCGAACAGAATATTGTATGTGTTTTCATCTTCCATGCTGTCTATCTGCTGTATGATTTTCTCTTTTTTATCGACAAGTTCGTCCACCATGCCATCTATTTTCCGTTCCATTTCATCAATTTTGGCATATTTTGTTCCTATTTTGTCAAAATTCGGTGTAGTCTGTACCCTTTCACCGCTTTGCGTAGCAGATATGCTTACCGCCATATCTTTGAGTTGTGCGATTTCCGTGAGTTTATTATTTATCATACGATTAAGGCGGCTTATCTGCCCTAAATATTCTTTGGTTGTCATATCAATACCTCCGTCCGAAAGAGAATGGGTTTTGAATTGCTTCTACTTTTGCTACCCTGTTTCCGTTTGTAATTCGCAATGCAAAGTTTGAAAATACATCAGGTACATCATCTAACTGTTTTTTTCCTGAAGCAGAATACCTTTTCAGTAACGACATCATTACACCGTATGGTTCGTTAGGATTATACAATGATGGATCCTTGAATATTACGTGTTGCAAAATCCAGTTAGAGCACTGAAAAATTCTTGCTTCTTTGTTTGTTTCAGTCGGTGTGTCTGTGATGTTGCATATCCATCCTTTACTCTCTACACGCTTATTTACTTCCATTGCCACACGGTCACCGCCGGCATTACGCTCAAATTCGCACTCTTGCACTTTATTATTAACAAGTACATTTGCAGCATTTTCATACTGCATCTCATAATCCGCAGTATTGTCACAAACAGCATCCACGCAGTAATAATCTTCTCCGTACTTTTGCAATACCGGAAGAACAAAAAAGTCGGTTCCTTTTCCCTTGGTATCGCATTGCCCGGTAATAATTTCCGGTTCTCCATGTGGCAGATTAAGATAACGTCTGATTTTTTCTTCCGGGAATAACAATCCCTCACGTTCAATAGGCTCTTGCTTGTAAAGACATCTATAAGAGATTTCATCCATGAGTAATTGTTGATCTTCAAAAAAAGCAACCGTAAATCCGGAAAATTCGTAGTCAAAATTGCTTAATCCGGTTTTTGGATCAATATCCGGAACCGCAATTACTTTTACTCTCGGATTCCCCTCATACATATTTTGGATCCGACCGATTACATCGTTTACGCTCCACCTGGTAGCTATATGGATCTCTTTGCAATTTTTTCCGTCAGTATCTTGTGTCTTTCTTTGTCTTGCATCTACCGCATACTTGTCCCACAGTTTATCCAAAATTATAGGATTCATAGCTTCTTCGATGCCACCGATCATGTCATCTACGAACAAAAACTTAGATGCACGTACTTTACCAGCATTTTTACTTCCTACGGATGTGCACTGAACGGATGGAAATGGTTTATATTTGCCGATGTTAAACTGCTCCATTTTTGCGTTAGTACTGGTAACAGAAAGATTTGGGAAAATTTCATTCCAAGTGTACTCGTCAGAATTTGTACAAATATCGTACACACCGTCATAGTACATACGTGTAATATCTCCACTGTGGGAGTAAAAAAGGTTGAAATCTCTCGGAAACCATCCGGCAACCAGCGCATTTAACATTTTCTCGACCGTGGTTTTTCCAGCACCAGGTATAAGAGACACGCAGAGGATGTCGTATTTATCATCAATCATGCCTTGAATTGCATCCATGAGACCGATTTTAAGAAATTGCTTTCTACGTGGCATATAGAACCGCTCTCTAGGTTCTCTTTTCTTTTCCAAGTATCGGTAGGCACTGTCCACAACCTTATTTTGTGCTTCCAGTAGGAAAACATCGTACAATTTATCTGTCAGAGAATAGTGCGTCTTGTTTGCGAAGGAATACTTTTCCAAATCCCATATGGTTCCTCCGGTTCTTTCCATGCAGAAACGCTCTACAATGACTTTAGAACGGTTTGTTATCTGTAAGCCATAAGTTATATCCTTTTCACCGTTTATAGCCACTCTGCAGGCTTCTATGTACGCATCAATGACCTGTTCATCAATTCCCTTGCGCTGTATGTAATTGTCATAGCTGTTTACTGCCGATATAAGGCTCTGACTTGCCAATATAAAAGAGCCTCCTTTCCTAAAATTTTGGAAATTTGGCTCTCTGCGTAGGCACTCTACGGCTGGTGCTCTGAAATATTTAATTCAAAAGTTTTAATATTCTGTCACAAAATCTTATATGACTTTTTAGTAGTTCCTTTCTTGTATGGTCATTAACAGGAACACCATCAAAACATTCTGCGTATTCGTTTATCCTTTCCTGTGAAATTCGCTTTTCTGTTTCTAAAAAATCAAAAACCTTATCCTTTGGTAAATTTACACCGATTCTGTTGATTTTCCCGCATTTCGGGCATTTGATTTCAGCCTGTCCGTTAAATTTGCCTAAAAGGCGGTTGCACTTGCTGCAACGTGCATCTGTCAAATAATGCTGACGTTTCCACTCTTCAATCAATTGATATATAAAATCTCTTCCAACGTTTCTTGGTGGAATGTGACACAATGGTAAGTTTCTTTTCTCACATTCCTCGTATTCTCGAATTGACTGTTTTTGAAATTCAGATAACGGAAATGGTGCAATCTTCTCTGCAAACTCAACCAAAGACATTTCACTATCCTGCTTAATTTCTCGCTGAGATGCGTCATATTCCAACTGTTCAGTTAATTCATCTGTTATTGATTCCATTAATTCTGCCATGCTCATTCTTCAATACTCCTATCAAATCATGCATTTGAATCAGTAGTTTTTAAATATTCAACGAACTGTGCCCAAGCCTGTTCGCATGTTAAATCGCCAACAGGATTTTGAACATAGTATTCTTGGAAATATTCCCGGGCCTTTTCTTTTTCATCTTCGGAATATGAATCCCATTTAGAAACTCCTGATTTCTTTTTGAAAAATTCGCACTCATGTTCACTGTCAGCAAATCCAGCACCAGGAATCCATTTTTCCGGATGGTTGCACATTTCAGCCATCCCTACAACTTCGTTTCTATCAAATCCAAGGTAAGCACAATCATGACACGTCATTCCTCCACCAGCTTTCTGCCGCACATGGGGCAAAACTCAATATTGAAATATCCCATAGCCGCTGTATTTGCAAAAATAACAATGGCGGGTTTATTGTCTCCGAAATTCTTCAAAATCTGTGCTTCTGTCAATTCTGTTTCATTCGCACATTTATGAATTTTAATGTATTCTCCGCAGATTGTATTTTCGTCATGCCAGTTTTTACAAAATTTACACATGCTTATTTTTCAACCTCTCCATTAACCGTTCACATTTATCAAGATTTTCGAAAGTAATGTTGTTTAAGTATTTTTCGCTTTTGTCAGATACTGTTGTTATATTCATTTGTATCAGTTTTGGTTCAAAATCTTTACAATACTGACAACAATCTTGAAGAATAAGGTGAAATCCATTCATGCAAAATTCCTCCGTAACCCATGCAGACGGAATCGAACCGCCGACACACATCCTATGCGGATGCCGCTCTTCCACTGAAGCTATGCATGGTATCGCACCGTAAAACCTTTTATGGCTTGCGCTTGCCATAACCAAATGTGCACCACCTACTTGTCACTGACTATCCACAATCTCACAGTCTTGTCTGTTCTCTACTTCATAGGCTTTGTTTTCGCTAAACATATGTGGCTTACGTTTTAGCTAGGGAATAGTTGCCGTGGGAGTTGAACCCACCCGACCCAAACAATGTACGACTACTTTTGAATCTGCAAATTCTACTCGCAGAAGTGTTTTTCGTTGACCGATAATGAGCAACTACTATCCATACATCTCCCATCGACCTGAACTATTGCAGTAGTGCCAGACTAAGTGGAGATAAAGATAAAGTTGGGATGATGGGGCTCGAACCCACAGCCTATGCCTTAGAAGGACACTGCTCTTTCCATTTGCGCTACATCCCAATGTGCGTTTCCATAAGCTGTATGCCTACATTTAAGGCGCTGACGCAGCGCAACACTTATGGCTATTTTTATTTTCGCAGGGCATCCGCCAGTTACCTGCTAGTCGGTTGCGATCCGACATCGTGGGGAAAGAAGGAGTCGAACCTTCGGTGTTTCTAATGTCACGGTTTTACAGACCGCTGCAATCGCCACTATGCATATTTCCCCAAAACCTGTGCCGTATAACCACAGATGAACTTCTGGCATATCTATCTGCTAACTACCGACTATTTCAATCACGGTATCGTCTTATCACCGCAGATAAAGTTTTCTCCGCTATATAGTTGCAAGGCTTCAAGCGGTTACGTGGAAAACCCTCACGAGCCTTGCGACGGCTCTTAACAGCATTCCGCTATGAGGGGAAAGGAGTGTCTCCAATGGAAAAGTATGGAAGACAATTCGCAGATGGCAAAGACCGAAAGAAGAAAACATCTGCGAAACAGGACTACCAGGATTCGGACCTGGGATGCAGCAGTCAAAGTGCTGTGCCTTACCGCTTGGCGATAGTCCTAAACTCCGGGAGAGAGACCATCTGCTCCCGGATTATTTTTTTCATGAAACACCCTATATTGATCTATCTAAAAAATTTTAACGCCTGTGCACGGTACTTTAAAAAACTTGGTGTTGTCGAACGCATTATTCCATTTTTCGTTTCCCACACACAGGCTACATACACTCTTGATGCCTTGATTTCTCTGCCACATATCCAATGCCAACACAACACCGGATATTCGGCAATAACAATGGCTTTATGAATTTAACCCATTCAAAATTGTGATATGGGATAATTCGCATAATCTCCGGTAACCACATAAATTATACCCACATAAAAGTTATTCCAAAAACAAGAAACATTGCGAATGCAAATAAAATAACTCCGTCTGATGCTGTTTTCTGTTTTGGAGCATACCATAAAGCAGATATTGCTAAAACTGTCAATACCAACGTTGTCATTATTTTTAAAATCATGAATCCAAGCATTTTTTCTTCGTCCTTCCTTCAATTTCATCGATCATTGCCATTACCAGTGCTTTAGCAAACTGGCTATTGTTGTGCATTTTAATCAGAAGATTGCCTTGCCGGATAATATACGACCAGTCATCATCCGTTTTCGGATTAGCGCACTCTTTATGAATTTTCCAAACCTCTGTGTAAATCTCTTTAATCTCCGGTGGCAATTCACATTTCTCCTTAACTAGCAAATCTTCTTTAGGTTCTTTATCAATCCTGCTCTTTTGGTGCTCCATCTGACAGCTAACCATTTCTGTAACGTTCTCACGGTCTCTTTTGATTCCGTGACCTTGCAGAAACAATTCGCATTGCAGCACTTCACCGCATTTTGAACATTCGTCTTTTATCTCTTTCCCAAATATCTGCATACGCTTAATCTCTACCAGTGACTACTGCTCTTAAAAATACTCCGATGATGAATATGATATATACCCATGCAGGAGCATGTAATTGAACCAGTATCCATGCTAAAACTATGTAAATGAAAATCATTACACATCACCCTCTTCCCTATGGTTTGCCCGATCAATGTCAAATCCTTCCGGGTAACGTGCCTTAAGCTTATCTACATTCATCTGCATAATTTCATCAATACTCCATCCAAACGATTCACAAAGCATTGCCATATACCAGCAAATATCTCCTGCTTCTTTCTTCGCATGGTCAATATCTAGCGGCTTCTCATGGAAAATCCACTTTTTAATCATGTCGTTGAACTCTCCGACTTCTCCGGATAAGCCCAAGCAAGCATTTAATATGCCACCGAAATCTGAATTTCGTATATCTGCATTCGGTTCAGAGCAGTGTTTATCAAGATGAAAAATTTCCATAGCATTTCTTAATCTGTCTGTTGCATTGCCATCATTTGTTCTCATTGCTAATTTCTGATATTCTCTTCCGGTCATTGTTTTTTCTCCTATACACCCTTTTTATTTTTGAGGAAATTTGAGGGACTAAGTAGGGGCTGTTCGCTCGTCCTGTCAGACTCCCTCCCCCGGTGTGCTATGTTTCTTTTCAACTATGCGTTAAACTAATCTTTCGCGCAGTCTTTATTGACACGTCTTTAACTATCCCATATTTACGCACGTTTCAGCACTTGTTGCTACTCGTTTGCATCTGATGTATTATCGTCATACACTCCGGAATCGGTCAACATTGATGTATTTTGTCCATTTGCACCGCCTAACTGTGGCAGATCTGAAGCGGTCAAGGCCTGCTTGTGGTTCTGCTGCTCTCTCGATACTCCCGGAAGGTTCCAACCGTAGTGACGATTTAGAATTGCTAGGATCCCTACCGGGTTGCGCTTTGCTGTGGCAAGTTTTGCGCTTAAAGACTCTTCACGAAAATCCGATATCTTTTTGCCGATGTCAGAACACGATGGACTTAATTTAGTCCCCTCATCTCTCCATGTAGCTATCGTATATCTGTCTATACCTGTTAATAAACTAAATCCTATGGCTGATACCTCTTTGTCATACATCATACACATATATATATAATAATCACATATACGATTAACCAAATCATAGTTATAAGCATTATAGTTACTTACTCCACCGGTAAATGATCCAGTAGTATTTACAAGGGATTTAGACTTAAGACAGTCAGGCTCATTAAATGCATGGCGTTTGATATACATAAGAGCAGCATTCCAAACGCTTTGAGACTCTTGTCTTATATCCTCTATTTTCTGATCTCTGCAGAACTGGGAAAGGTATAATTCCATGTCATTCTCATATACCTGGGATGTTTCTGTATTTTCGACTTTTTCCATTTCTGCACCTCCTAAAAATCTGCAATAAAAAAATCACTAAGCATCACTCAATAAACCTATGTTTTTTGATCTCCTCCACAGATCATGTAAAAACATAAATTTACAAAAGTGACAAGCTAGTGACTTCTTGTCGGTTCCGGTCTGTCGGCTCCGGTGGTCTTGGTTACAATCTGGGCGGCTGCATATCCAGAGGGGGTTGGATTTGCACCGCTGTCACTCGCACCGTGTTAGCGTCGGCTCCCTAACTGCTTTTATCATACCACAAGACCTATTTATAAATCTACAACAACCTTTTACGCATTTGACAATTTGTTACTGTGGTATGTCTTCCGGTGATCCTGAGCATATAAAAATCATGCGATTAAAAAATATCATCCGGTTAAATTTGACAAATGGGATTTTTTGACAGACAGATAGGTAATTTTTGCAGATGGGTACATGGTGGCAGCCGGACAGCTCTAGTATTTATATATACTTGGTTATACAATATCTTTCTGCACTTATTTATTTTTATTTTATTTAATCTCTTTTTATTTACTCTAATCTTATTTAATCTGCGTCTACAAAATGTCTACAATTTGTCTACAAAATTTAGCACGTTAAAATGTCGCAGTGAAAATAGATCAAGAAAAGCAGGTTGTTACACCTGCTTATAGATTACGATATTTTAATTTTAATTTGTTTATAAAATCATCTGTTAATAGTCCGGATTCTTTTGCTTTTTGTGCCTCCTCTCTTGCCGATTTTGCAACATTTATATTTGACGTAGTCACAATTTTAATTTGTCTGTGATTAACAGATACGCAAGCAATCCATTTGTTTTTTACAGTGTCCCAGTTAACGCCAGGGATGCCGCTGTTTTTATGTATTCCGGTTGCTTGCTTTTTATCGTTGTATAATTTTTTTGATTTTTTTACTTTTACTTGATTGTTTTTATTCCAGATTAAAGATTGCTGATTATCAATTATTTTTAAATGTTTTTTTGCACATTGCTTACAAAATCTTTGTAAGCCGCTGCGCTTAATTATATCGCATCCGCAAGACTCGCACTGTATAATAGACCCAAGCGGAGTTGTAGATCCGTGCTTGTTGCGCTCTTTATATCTTTTGCTTTGCTCTTTTTTTCGTTCCTGTCTGCATTCAGGACAGTAAAACGCCCTCGGCCCACCTAAAAAGCTGGTTCCGCACGTTCTGCAGATTCTTGGTAGTATATTATCTTTCATCTTTTTACTCCAATGCAAAAAGCGGAGCTTTTCGGCTCCGCCTGTTGCTTTTATTCGTTTACTTCTTCCAAATATGCCATATGCCCTTTCATTTCTTTATCGAGCGCATAAAAACAAGGCTTTTCGTTCCCCTGAAGTACTTCGTTAATCTCGTAGCATTCGCCCCAAGGAGATTCAACCATAGTGGCGCCAAAAGTATTTTTATATAATTTCCATTCGTCCGGAACTATAACAGTCATGCGATCGCTGCAGGTTGCGTGTTGATGTTCTCCGCCGTAAGTATAAACATTTCTCTTTTCTGCTGCTAAAACTCCGTAATTACAATAAATTTCTATCTTCTGCATAATTTCCACCTTTTAACCTTTCTTTTAAGCTATTTGTTTACTTGTTCTTCTGATCCGTTCCGCTCTCGCTGTGATCCGGTCAATTAGTGCCCTGTCACCGTATGCGGTTTTGCTGGTCAATAACTCCGGATCTGTCATTCTCTCCAGTGCTTGGAGCGTTTCCACTTGCACCGTTTCCAGGGCTTGGAGTTCTGCCCTGTTAAATTCTTTTAAAGCCGGCTTTTCCGTCTGCTCCAGTTGCTCCCGGTAGTACCGGAAGAACTGCCGGACGTTTGAGCGGATCCGGGCGGCTTTCTTTGCTGTGATCTGCTCCGGCGTTCCTTTCGTGTCGTTCGCTCCTTTCGTTTGTTTGTAATTGTATTATACATTACTCAATTTATTATGTCAATACATTTTTATAAATTACTCAATATTTTTCATTTTTGCTTTTATTGCCTCTAATATATAAGCGTTTAGGCTTAAGCCGTCCTTTTCTGCTGCTGCTCTCACCTGGTCCCTATATCCATTTGGTAGCATGACAGATACCCGATCATATTTAGATTTGTTGTACTCGTTTTGCTTATTATAACGCTGTTCTAATTTTCTTTTTGCTTCCAATAATTCCATTTTGTGTACCTCCTTTTTACTTATTATAGTATACTCAATTTAATTTATCAATATACAACATCCTTTTTGTATAAATTACTCAATATATTTATTGCTTAATTGTGCAATATGCTATTTTGTAAAATATTACTCAATTTATATTGACTTATGCAATTACTCAATATATAATAGCATTAACAACAGAAAACAAAAGCCGGTGACCACCTACCAAGCGAACACCGGCACCAATCAAAAAAAGAAAGGTAGCTATATTATAGCACAGGTAAAAAGAAATGAGAAGAACAAACAGCAAGGAAGTTAAAGCAGCAGTTAAAAATTATTTGTTAGAGGTTGCACAGAGCGAAGAGCTTAACACAATTAAGGACATTAAGGAAAAGTTTATAAGTGAATACGGCTGGGCGATTGCAAGACTTGGAGAGCGTAACGCTTGCATAGAATGGTTAAGAGGTTTAGGCGTCGGCGTTGATTATAGTTATTATGACATCATCCAGCTTATGGCTGAATGGTTAGACGAAAGCACAGAAGAAGCCGAAAAGTGGCTTGACAAGCGCGGCGATAGCCTTTACTGGGATTTATTAGCAAGGGAGATTTTAGCAAGCAAATAATTAGCAAGGTTGGCTTTCCCGGGGTTCGATTCCCCGGCTTGCTTTTACCCGGAAACGGGAAAAATTGAAAATATGGAGGAAATGAAAATGGGAAAAATAAATATTGATATGTGGTATGGAGACAAGCCGGAACAGGTGACAGGATTAGACATATATTTTAATGATTTAGGCGGATTTTATTCCGGCAATCTTCGCATTTTTGGAAAAATTGTTGGTGATTATTACGCCGACAGCGTGCAAGACATAGAAAAAGCATTTCCGCACCTTGCAAAATATATTGAAAACTGTTTGAATTAACCGCCGCAGAGGATGCCAGCCGGATCACTACCGGCGGCGGTTTTATGGGTTGAATTTACCCAAAAAATTAAAAATATGGAGGAGCGAGAAAATGAAAATTATAGAAAAATCGAAAATGCCTGACGGTACAAAGATACAACTAGAGGATTGGCACGATAAAAACACAAAAGATTATATGGATTTATATGGCTATGAGATAGGTGCATATCCAGTTGCTAAAAATTCCGGTTGTTGTGGATGGGTAAAATCCGGGGAAAAATTTAGGATATCAATTAGTTATAATAAATATGCAAATTATACTGATGAAATGGTGTTGAGTGATTTTGAATCGTTAAAAAATGGAGAAAAAACATTATCAGATTTAAAAGATCATTTTTTTAATAACTTTAAAGATCAATTTTATTTAGGAATTATAGATTTTGAACCTTGACAGCCATTGCAGAGGATGCCAGCCGGGAGCGATGCCCGGCAATGGCTTTATGGGTGGATCACACCCAAAAATTGAAAAAGGAGGTTGCCAGGATGAAAGAAAAGAACATTGAAAGGCTTTACAAGATTTTGGAACGTGCAGAGCGTGATCACGACACGGAGACAGCCGCCGCCCTGCGGTGGGCAATTTTTGAACTTGAAAACGGATAAAAGACGGTCGCAAGCCGTCTTTTTGTCTTGTTCCGTTGGAACTGCTGCCGTCTGGCGGTCTATTTGTGCTACTCTTCCACCGGACCAGGATATATTGACGGCTTGCGCTGTTTTGGTGTACAATCAAATATTACAAGGGGGATTTTGACAAAATGCGAAAAGTGGGAATCGGTCATGTATACGACATTATGGAGAGCGTAGCGGATGCCGGGGAGCGGCTGGAAACCGTTATAAGGGTAGAGAATGCCGCCGGTGGTCTGTCTGCGGAATCTGCGGAGCTGTTGCGGTCTGCGTATGATTCCATGCTTTCGGCAGTCGGAGACCTTGCGAAAGCTGCGACACGGTGACACGTCCAAAACGTGCACTGCAGAAGTGCGCAGATGTTACACACTTTGAATCGGTCTGAAAAAATCTGCGAAAAAACTATGAAAACGGATTTTTCAGCTTGAAAAGTGCTACCCCGGGGGGTATTTTGAAAAAAGCATTATATTTTGACGAAAAATTTTTCTTTCAAAAACCTCTGAAAACGAGATTTTCGGTTGAAAATGCAGACCTACGGGGGTATCAAAAGAAACACATTAAAATTTTTTACAAAAAAAGTCTCAAAAAATGAGATTTTTAATAAAACCTATAGGGGGAAATATTATGAATTGCTACAAATGTGGTAAAGAAATGAGAGTTGTTCCGGAACAGGTGGCTACGGATGAAAAAGGATTGCCGGTATATCACAGAATAGGTTATTGTGATGCTTGTATGTCTAAATTTGACATTGATATTGTGGAAAAACAAAATCAGAAAAAGAAAAAGCAAAGCACATTAAGCATACTATCTGTTGTGTTCACTCTTATTGGTCTTACAATTCCAGTAGCAATTATTTTAGCCATTATTGACATTGTTAAAGGTGATAAAAATAATAAAAATCACAGCGGTTCATGGTTTTCAATTATTTTTTCTGCGATTGTAATTCTTGCATATTTTTTAGGTGGTCAAAATGAGGAAAATCAAAATGTTTCAAATAATTTAAGTATAGAGTCTGTAATAGAAACAGAAAGTCAAACTATTGAACTACCAGATGAATCAGTTGAAAGCTATCCTGCTTATCAAGGAGAAAATACAAATCAAGAAATAGATTCTAAAACAGAGCCTACGGTTGCTCAATCAGAAAGTAATGTAATGGAAAATGAAAATTATGGAGAATATGAGGAGGAAAATGTTTTATCAGAAGAGGAATATAAGGAATCATGTGTCGAATTATTCTATGATGATATATTTTTTTCCCAAGATGATTTAGAGGGAAAAGATGTAAAACTAAATCTTTTTGTGTCAGAACTTTATGAATTAAGAGCAAAAGATATGTATTATGATTATATTCAAGAAATGTTTGGAGAATACAATTTACAAAGGAATTTCTTAAAATGCTGTGTTTTGAGAGAAGGTACTGAAAGCTATATGGGAGAGCAAATCAATGTACTATTTTCTAATGATTATGGGTTAAACGCAACAGATTATTCCGGTGGTGAAAAAATAACTGTTTATGGGAAAATAATAGGATACAGCACAAATTCATGGAGAGGTTACAACAAATGTGAATTTATGCCATTATATATAGAGTGATTTTAAGGGCATCCGCAAGGGTGCTCTTATTTTTAAACAAACAAAAAAGAATGTCCTCCACGACAAGGACACTCTTCTTTTTAAAATACATGTCTGATGCGCTTTTACTGAAAAGTATTGCTACTTCTCAGCTGGTATAAATTATAATCTAGACACCTACATTGTAGCATTTAAGAAAAATTTACGCAAGTATTCTCATGTAATTTTTGATAATTTCATCAGCCACAGAAAACACTTCTCTTCCGTAGGTAGCCAAAAAGTCGGCAACAATCTCTTCTGTCTGAATATCCATAGTCAAATTGTAGGACAGGCAGAACGCATGGCACAATTCATGGCACAGCACACGGTCATAGAAATTACCATGAATCATATTTGATATGTAAATGTCTCTTGTGTTTCTATCAGTCATGCCAAACGTATATGTACCATCAGAACGCATCAGCATAGGGCTGTGACTGCCTACAAGCCTTAAATTCCAGTTCATTCCATTTATTGTGAACAAATTACCACCTCCAACATAAAAGGGGCTAAATAAGCCCCTTAAGTGTTTTAACCGATTTTTGTTACCAGTGCAGACAGCTTGTTTCGCAGTACCGTCTTTTCTTCCGGTGTTGCATCGTTGATGATTTCCGTCATGTCGTTTGCAAGTTCGGTCATGTAGGTGTTCAGGTCACGGACTTTTGCTTCTTTGTCCTGCTGTGTATTCGCCTTATGCAGTTCCTTATTTTCCATGTAAGTTCTGCGGCTCATGCCACTTCTGCCCTCTCTTGCATCACGCATACCGGATGAAGAAGTTTCCGTGTAGTACATACGCCCCATGTCTCTGTCCATGTCACGGTGATACATTTCCGGGGTCATGTGGTAATAGGGTGGCTCTTCATAACCTCTGCGGTAGGTTCCACGACCTTTAGGTGCAAATCTGCCGTCAGCATAGCGGTAATGGTCATAGTACCGTCTGCCACCGTCACCGTAACGATCAAACATTTCCACGACTTCTTCCGGATCATATTCCTGCATGGTTTTTGTCAGCTCACGGTAGTACATGGCTTCTGACAAATCTTTCATCATATCAACGACTTTTCCCATTTCGCAAGTATCTACTTTGTCAATTCCTTTGTCAAACTGCGCTTTAGCGCATTCAGAAAGTTTTTCAATCATTTCATGCATTCTCTTAACATCCATGATTTTTCACCTCCTACGCTTCACGAACTGCAATCAAATTGCTGTTCTGCACTTCAATAGCTTGCGTAGAAGTGTTCTGAACGGCCACCGTACTGCAGCATCCACGAGGAACATCAATGTAAGCCTGCGCAGATACATTGAAGAAATTCTCTACTGCTGCCGGAGTTACAATCATTCTTGTGGACTGTAAAGGTTCCCCGTCTACCGCCAGTGCAAGGGAAATTTCCCCAACAGTTCCACCAGTGGGAATCTGAATGTTACCGGAATAACTTACAAGGAATCTTGCACGACACTGATTAGTGATACCTCTTAACTTCACAATTCCGGATCCCTCTCTATGATTGATACAGTTACTTCCATTTACGGCAGTTTCGGTAAAAGCAACGTCTGCTCCTGCTGCCACAGTCTGTAATGCTACTGCTGTATATTCAGCCATAATAAATACCTCTCTTTCAAAATCAAAGGGGCAAACCATATAGTCTGCCCCATGTTGTCAGTAATTCTGCATAGCAGACATAATCGAGTTAACTCAATTAAGATACTCAATTATTCAGTTTTAGCAATTACAGCCGGTATTGCAACTGCAGCCATAAGCGTAAGCGTTAGGATTAGAAACAATATAAGCTGGAATAGCTGTAGGATTTACAGAGTTGACAATCTGCTGTGTCTGTGCTGTCATTGCAGTAGTCAGAAGTGCATTCTGTCTATCCTGTGAAGCAGAAAGTTCAAGTTTCTGCACCTTATCTCTCAAATCCGCATTTTCTTTTGCACATAAGTAATCAAGAATTGCTCTAGTGCCGGCATTCTGATTATCAATGATATCCCTTGTGTTGTTATTCATGGTGTTCTGCAATGCGCAAGTATTCGTTGCCATATTGTAGTTTACACCCTGGATAGCTTCACGGGTATCGCAGCAGCACTGTGCTAACTGTGCCTGTAAAGCGTTAGCATTCTGCATTCCTGCTACGGTGTCGGCATTGATAGCCTGTTGGATGCCATAGCCAGTCTGTAAAATGTTGGTATTTACGCCATTAAATCCGGTAAGCATACCGTTGTTTACAGCGTAGAATCCGTCACACAGACCGTTGTTGATTCCGTCCAGTTTACCGATGATAGACTGGGTGTCGAACCCTCTTTGCAATGCAGAATCGGTGTAGTAACTGGAATTAGAGCCATTACCTCCCCATCCATTACCGCCCCAACCTCCAAAAATCGCAAAAATCACGACTATGAACCAGAGCCATCCACCGTCACCAAATGCACCATTATTTCCGTAGCCATTTCCGGCAGCCGGAATAACAGGCATGGTAAAAGGGCTGTTGTTTGTTTCAAACATATTAGATTACCTCCATAATTTTATTCATAAAGAGGTCTCCCGGGTTTTGTGCACAAACCTCTAATATGCTGTTAAAAAGGAAACTGACTTTTTATCTGTCTTATTACATCATCAGGATTTATACCTTTCGTTTTGCAGATGTTTCTCGCAAGATTTTCTACTCCTTGGAAATCACCTTTTTGAGCCATCCCATAAGCGTTTTTTACCATGTCGTTAGACATGATCTGGCTGTTCCCCATCATATTTTGTATAAACTGTTGTGGATTTACCATTGACTTAAGCATCTGCATCATCCTTTCTTTGCGATTGTGGAGTTTTTCTTTGTGATTGCGAAGATTTTAACTGCTCAATCTTTTGCTCCAGTTCATCGAAACGCTTCATAAATACCGCTGTGGCTTCGTCTGATAGGTCAAATTTCGCCTTTTCTGTGTCTGACGGTAAATTGTTATGGTCTGCATCTAAAACAGGCTTATATAGCCTTGTATAGATTTTTCCATCTGCTCCCCAGGATTTAGCATAGATCTCCGACAAGTCCTGTTTTGGGAAGAATGCTGTGTTGCCATCCATAGGAACCTCATTCGGTGCTATGCACTCTTGCACCGGTACAATACGACCGTACATCTGTACTGCGTTTTGCTGTGGCTGTTGCATAAACTGCTGTTCCTGTTGTGGCATAAACTGTCCGTACATAGGTGTTCTATACTGCGGATTGAAATAGTTCGGATTCATAATCTGCTGCGGCATGGCTGTTTTCCCTTTCTTCCATTGATTCTATCTGTTTCGCAATTTCAACTTCATCAAGTGTCTGATATGTCGGCTTGTTCATAAGTCCCAACGGACTGAAATTCATAAGCATTACCCGTTTCTCCTAAAACTTCCTCGATCACATGAACCATGATTGATTGATACTTAATCGGCACTTCCCTTGTACGTTCTTTGCTGAATATATGTTCCAGTGTTTCATCTGAAAATTTGAATTTTCCCATAAGGTCATCCCTCCTTATGATTAAATTTTGGCATAAAAAAAGAGAGTGAAAATATCATTTTCCTCTCGTTAAAATATCATTTGCATAAGGCTTTTCTATGTACCAATCATGTACCAATTTTTATTAAATTATAAAGAATTATGTTAAATTACGTTAAAGACTAAAATGTCGAAAATACTGATAAACACTGCATCTGTAAGGTTTTGTAAGATTATAAGAAAATACGTGAAATATGGCAAAATATAACGATACCTAATTTCATATTTTTTCATAACCTCTTAAATGCCTTGATTTTACGGCATTTCTTTCTTTAAAATTTGTATTTATGTACCAATTATGTACCACTTTAGATCAAATTACTTTCAAAGCATCTGCAACCATACTTATTTCTTTCTGCTTCTGATCATCTGTCGTGTGCACATAAAGATTCATTGTTATGCCTATATTTGAATGTCCCAAAAGTGTCTGTAATGTTTTTGGCATCATTCCTGCTTCAATACATCTCGTTGCAAAAGTATGTCTTAATATGTGCATTGCAATTTTTCGTATACCTGCTTTTTCACATACTTTAAAAAGCATCGTGTCGTATGTGCTATTTTTAACTGGCGTACCTTTTTTACAAACGAATACGGTATCTTTCCACTCCAAAGATATAAAAGGCAATGACTGATTTTTCTTTTTCTGTAATTTCAATAACCGAATTGCTTCATCTGTCAATGGAATAGTACGATACCCAGATTTACTTTTCGGTTCTCCTTTTCTCCACTCTTTAGTAGAATGTCGGTACTCCATAGTTTTAGAAATAGTCATGGTCTTATTTTTGAAATCAATGTCTTTCCATTCTAAAGCAACCAATTCACCAGTCCTTAAACCAGTCTGCAAGATAAAAAGGTATTGATATTCATAAGGGCAACCAACTATTTCATGGCAGAATTTTTTTTGCTCTTCAATAGTAAGTGCTTCTTTCTTTTCCGACGGTTTTCCTATGTCGTACTTTACCATTCTATTACATGGGTTTTTAGGAATTATGTCATTTTGATATGCATAATCAAGCATATTATAAAGTGCTATCCTTGCCTGGTATATTGTAGTGGTCTTATAACCGTCATCTGACATATTGTTCATAATCTGCTGGCAATGTATTGTATTTACCTCTTTTAGCAGTTTATTTCCTATGACTGGTGAAATATTCTTGTTGTAACGTTCTTTGTAATTTCTTACGGTATTCGGTCTTACTGTTTTCTCTTTTATAGAAATCCAGTAATCATACCACGCACTTACAATCATGTCTTGTGGAAAGTCAGCATTACTATGTTCATCTGAATACTGGTTATCTGCAAGCCACTTTTGACAATCTTTTACCTTTAAAAATAATTTTTGAATACGCTTTCCATTTTTTGAAGTGTATCTTCCCACATAATATCCGTCTTTTCTTTGACTTATTCCTTGTCCCAATTCCTTTCCTTTTAGGTCTTTCCCCAAAACTTTACACTCCTTTCCAATTATGAGAAAAGCCTTATGCAATCTGATATTTTATCACATAAGGCTTTAATTGTCTACAATTCCACATTATCAGAGATAAACTTTTCAAATTCTTTGCGCTTTATTAAACGTTTTTTTCCTACAAAAATTACAAAATTACATCTTGGATTGTTGGAAATTTCTCTGATTTTATTTATTCCTATATTGCTGTATTCGGCAGCTTCATCAAGTGTTAGTGTTACTTTTTCCCATACAGGAACCGTTTTATTCATAACTTCTTCACCTCCGATTTTGTCTTTTATACTTTTTACTCTTCTGTTTACGGTTGCTATCGGAAGAAAAGTTTTTGCAGATATCTGTTCTAAACTCTTACCTCCTGCAAGCAACCAAAACACTTTTTCTTCCTCTTCCGTGAAATTGGCGTTCCGGAAGATTTCTTCAAGTTCTGGCTTAGTCAGTTTTGATAACTTCATAAGCCATTCTCCTTATCTAAATTTCAGTTTAGATGTTCATAACACCAGACTTCCATCCTGCTTTTTTAGCCTCTTCTGAAAGAATCTCATTTTCTTCAGCTATAGCCATTTTTCTTTGTTGTTTTTCTAAACAATATATTGATAAAATTTCATCCACCAACTCATTAATACTACATAACATATCTCCGTCAACCTCTTCGGTTCGTTCTGCATCATTTAAAATATTTTTTATATCTTCTGCACATTCATGTATTTTTCTCATACAAATGCCTCCATAAATCTTAATATTTCAGTTTACCGTAGTAATTCCTTCGGGAATTCCTGTACCAATGGATTCCGCCATATATCCGCAAGACTGGATTTCATGAACACCGGAATACTTTCATCGTAGCAATCAAATGTAATAGATCTTATCCAATCTCTTTCAGGAATCACCTTGTCTTTTCTGTGTCCTGTCTCTGCTCCAACGATTAACCAATCTACAAGGTGAGCATCCATGTGATAATCCCAGTATTTAGACACAGTAACGTCTTCAAGTATCGGTTCAACGCTTAAAAAATTCTTTGTTTGGCAACTTAACTTTGAAAATGCTTTTGCTGCAAGTTCAAGCTGATCTTCGTTTTTTGCACTTGCACCATACCACATATTGTCAGCTACAATCAGCTTTCCATTATTCTGTAAATCAACGAATCTTTCCGGGTTCTTTGTCAGGAAAAGATAATTATGTTGCGGTGCTTTTGCGCAGGCAGAAAAAACTTCCTCAATCCAAGAATCAGGAACCCAATGACCAAAAAGATCTGCCATAGAGCATACAAAAATATTCCTTCCGCTCTTTTTCTCGTATTCATTAAGCCTGTATCTATGCAGTGTAGGTTTAAATCCATATGGATACGCTTCAGCCTTCTCTGATTCATCGAAATAAATACGATCATTCAGTTCTATCAGCGCATCATCCGTCCATTTCTCTCCACCACCAGAAAATCTATTTGCAATGCTTCTTGCGTAGCAATATTTACAGCTGTGAAGACATCCGGTAACCGGATTCCATGAACTATCACACCAATCTATTTTTGTTTTTTCCATATTCCGCTCCTTTGCTAAATCCTAAGAATTTAAGACCAAAGTTCCCTTATTCCTTTCGACAGTATCCATTAAATGCATTGCTGCATTTAGTGACTCCTTCTCTGCCGGAGATAATTCATCTGCAAACTTATCAAATATGCAGGAAAGAATATTTATATGTTCTCGTATTTCTGTATTATATATTTTCATCCTATTCCTCCGTTAAATCCTAAGTTACATACTCAATTTCTCACCATATTCAGGTACTCTTTGCATCTTTGATACACTTTCGGATCGAACTCTTTCCGCTCGTGCTCGTACGCACTGTATTCCGCAGGATCGCATCCGGCAATCTGTGCCATCTTAAACATGGACACTTTCGCATCTCTTCTGAGTGCTGCAATGTAGCCTGCATACATCCCTTTGTCTCCGTTGGCTGACTGTATTCTTTCCATTTCCTGAATATCTTTCGATGCAGATGCTTCCATTATTTGCTTTATATCACATTCTTCGTTGTGGCAACCATAAAGGCAACCGTGTATGTCATTCCTGCCATCAAAAAAGCCTACCACATATTTTGTAGGTTCCTCACAGTCATTACATTTTGCATTTATAGCCATAATTTTCACCACCTTTTAACTTGCCGAACTACCGAATTTTCCTCGGTAGTTCAATTTTCCCAACTAGTAACTTGCTTTTGAGTTCCCAAGCAACAACTCAAATATCAATTTCACTTTTTAGTTCCTGATTTCACTCCCTTGCTCAATATTTAAGTTTTTGAACATTTCACACATCACATCAACCACGATGCTGTTACCAAACTGCTTGTAAAGTTGTGTGTTGCTGTTGACCGCTGCCATCTTGGAGATATCTTCATCAGATACTCCCATCAGACGTCCGCATTCTCTCGGTGTCAGCTTTCTGATACGGTACTGTGTTGCAATGTGGCTATTTGCATACCCATGTGTGCCGGCTACAAAATTAGCTGCTATACCATTATCAGAGATTACAGTACCGCACTGCGAACCATCGTTAGAAATCTGACCAACTTTTTCAATCCGTACAATCTCTTGATTTTGTGCGGTTAGTGTGGGACACGTATTGCCGTTATCTTGCACTCTCCCTCTTCTTGTTTGACTTTCCGGGTAACTTGCATCGAAGCATCCACCAACTTCACATTCGATAGAACCGCTTTTCGTAGCCTGTTTAATCAGGACCATATTATCTTTCTGCACCGTGGTAAGTGAATTGCACATTCCTTGTGCATTCGGCTCTAATCTCTGTTCTGTCGGACTTCCAGCTGTTCTGTCTGATGGGTTATCAGGATTTCTGCCACACATGGCAACTATCTGACTTTCAAGAATTTTCGGCTCTTGATTGCCACCTTGCATTGTACTCAATGTCGGACTACACCCCATCACATCATAAATTCTGTTGGTACTCTCAAATTTTGCTTCAAGAGAGCCTAAAACATTTACATCTGCCATAACTACTCCTAAATCATGCTGTTCAGCTTTTACACACCTTGCAATCGGATACACACCTCTCTGAAAATCTGCTGTTACTCCGGTGTATATACTGCCTATTGCTTCCATTCAATCACTCCGTTACTTCCGTAATTATCAAACCCTTTGTAATCCCTTGCTCTCAATGTTGTTGCAATATCAATTTTTTTATCTAATGTTGCTCCTTGGTCTTTCAACAACACAGTTTCCATCCGACCGCAAGTTTGATATTCAGCAGTCGTATCTTGCCTTGATACAGTTTGCAACTTCTCTTGATTGCGGTTTATATATTGTTCCGTCAATGCAAGTCTGCTCTGCTCTGCTCTGCTCTGCTCTGCTCTGCTCTGCTCTGCTCTGCTCTCAGGATTGTGCTGTGGCAGTGTTCCGTTGTCAATAAGCTGTTTTATTAGCTTTTCAGCCTTTTCATTGTTGATGTAATACTTCTCGTCAACATCATCTTCAAGGTAATCTTTCAACTTCTTTTTCAATGGTATCGGCTGTGGGAAATGGTAGTTATATTCTCCCAAAAATGAAAACATGAAGCATCTTTCACGGTTCTGTGCCACTCCGTAGTTCTTTGCGTTTAAGTCCTGCCAGTAACTTACATATCCAAGACTTGTCAGAAAATCGATCCATTTTTGAAAATCTCCCATGTTTGCGTTGGCATGGACTTGCGGAACGTTCTCCATGAACAGAATCTGCGGTAACTCATTGCCACCATCTCTTATTTCTTTCAAAATACGTTCTACTTCCCACAACATTCCTGATCTCGTACCAGATCCTTTGCTCATTCCTGCCATTTTCCCTGCCACGGAAAGATCCTGACAAGGAAATGAATATGTTAAGATGTATGTGAATTTTTCTGTATCAACCACCTTTAAATCACTGCCTGATGTTGCCATTATATTCACAATGTTCTTTGTTGATTTGATGTTGTTGTATGTTTTTCTAAGCCACTTCTCTGGCTTTTTTCCAATCTGCTTCAATGTCATTGGATTCTTGCCATCATTTGATATTCCATACTTAAACAAAATATCAATCAGTTGTTTTTGTGATATGCCTTCACTATAATCTATTTTATCTTCCCCAAAATGTATGGCTTTGTATGATGCAAATGACTGCACACACCATTCACAAATTAGGTATTTTTCAAATTTTGCACCGATTCTTTCCAGTGCCATTGCCTGCGAACCATATCCGGCAAACAGTTCTATCAGCCTTATAGGCTTTGTAATCCGTATCGGTTCACGTATCATGTCAAAAATGCTCATCTGAATCATGGCATCACCCCCGGCATAAAATCAGATAATCGCATTTGTGCCATTTCTGCATCTAATCTCTTTTTGGACAAATCATAATAATGTTTGTCCAGTTCAAAGCCAACATATGGATGGTTGGTTCTGTAGCAGGCTATCAAGCTGCTGGCACTGCCCACATGAGTGTCCAATATAATGTCTCCGGGCTTTGCATAGCGGTTTAGGAGCCATTCATATAGTGCCACTGGTTTTTGTGTAGGGTGAATACGCTTTTCATTCAACGACTTATTCCCCTGCTGAATAGTTCCTTCAGTAATGGACTTTCCCTGGAACATTCCACGCCACATATACCGGAATATGTCTATCCTTTTAGTCAGACTGCAGAATGCCACCTCTGCATCCGACTGGTCAGAACCATCATTGCATTTATCCCATACGATAAGACCACCAGCCAAAGTAAAATCAAAGTAATTGCATCCCCATATAATCTGATTTTTGGATACCCGAAACAATTCCTCGAAGTATTCCCTAGAGGGGGGCTCATTGTCCCACCCTCTGTTTTCGTACTGTCCGTCCTTTACATATGTTTTTGTTCCATTTTTCTGCTTAACATATGTATTCCTATTTTTGCCACCATGCTCATGTAAGCCATACGGTGGATCCACAATCGCAAGGTCAAAGTAACCATCCGGGAACTCTTTCATCCCATCCATGCAATCCATGTTGTAATATCCAAAATCCATTACGGCATCACCCCCGGAATATCCTCAAAACTAATCTGATTATCTCTTTCAAAGACAATCATCTCATTTTTGGCTCTCTGATAAAAGTTGCGGTCAATCTCAAATCCGAATGCACTTCTTCCGATCTCTGCGGCTGCTCTTAAGGTACTACCGCTGCCACAGCAAGGATCAATCACTACATCACCGGGATCCGTAAAAATCTCTATCAGTTTTTTCAGCACCGATACCGGCTTCTGTGCCGGATGGATTTTCGGAATATCTTTTCCGTCTTTCTCCCAACTGAACCAGTTAAAAATCATTTTCCCAGTGCCACGGATCGTCTTTCCGTCCTCGTCAACCCTTGCACCGTTCCGGAACTTCGGCAGTTTGTCTCGGTAGAACACAAGAGCATATTCAGTAGCACCAACCACACGCATATTTGCCTTAAGCACCTGCGGACTGTAATTTTTAACAAATACCAACGGTATGTAATGGACGAATCCATGCTTATAGGCGGCATCAATCAGCGTAGGCATCTGTTCAAAAGAGCAGAACACAATCATGCAAGGACTGTTGCTACTTCTTCCCCTGGTAACGCTATTCTTGTCTTCTTTTTTCAGCATCTTTGAGCAGAAATGGAAATACTCATACAGATTGAAGTTGAAATCAGAATTAAATGCCGCCTTGCCTGCTAGCTTGCTTTCACCGTTCTTATTATCCCCGCCGTTGTACCACATAGGATTACTTCCGTAGAAATTCTTGCCGACATTATACGGGACATCGGCAATGATAAGCTGTGCCGGAGGTATGGCATATTTCTTATAGTTCTGCATTGAATCTCTGTAAATCTCACATTTTAATTTTTTCATTTTTTTCAAGGAGACCGCATATGCTTCACTCTGGCCAGAGTCTCGGCTCCTTTCTTGATTTTATCTAACTATTGTTTCACTCTGTTCCTTGTACATCTTGCCCGCCATCTGCACCAGATAGTGCTGTAGAGCCTGCTCCACGCTGATCCGGTGCTTTACGCAATATCTGTCAACATAGCGTTTAAAGTCCTCGTTCTGCTCGTACAGGGCGGTGTAATCAATGGGTTCCATCTGCATCACACTCCTTCCGGCTTCTCGCACCGCTCAAATTCGATAACCCATACCCACGGATTAGCATCCCAACCGTAGCGGTCAAGGTCTGATTTCTTGATGGTGGAGTTCCAAAGTTTATGAAATCCATCGATCATATTAGGGTCTCCACCACTATCTGGGTCCGAAAACGTTGGATGCCATCCGTTGTTTTCGTAACATGCTTCATCCAAAGGGTCTGTGCCCTCCACGCATGCTTGTTCCTCTGTAATCTCCTGCAACCGCTCTACCCGTACATCCGTAACCTTAAGCCAGATACGTGCCGCTTCTTTCGGCATGTGGATGGATGGTTTCCACTTTGCAACATCGGCAATGTCATCTCTTTGCCAATCTTCGTAGTAAAAGTATCCGTTCGGCGCCTTTTTCCATGTTTCCCGTACATACAGGATATCGCCCGGCTGATACGGCGGCTCGTACGGACAAAAATTTTCATTCCCCCTAGGTTTTGTTATGTAACCATTCGGGTGCACCGTAAACGGTTCTTTCAGTAACCGCCTGGTGCAGCTCTTTCTTCCGTCCAGAATTGCTCGAACCATTTCTGTATTGAATAAAATCGGCTTAATTGTCATCTGTTCCACCTGCCTTTACAATCTCCAACAAATCATCTACCAAATCCTTGACATCGTACATCATCATAGTGTCGTAGGATTTTGACTGCTGCTCTGCTGTTTTATTTCCATACTTCGTACAGTCTTTAAGGAATGCTGTGCGTTCTTCCAACTGATGCAAAACTCTGTCCGGGTCGTAGGCGGTCGGCTGCTCATTCACTTCATCAATAATGCTATTAGTAACATCGTAGGCTGTCATATATCCGCAGATAGCTTCATTTGTCGCTCTTTCTTCTAGTACTTTAACCAATTCGCCTTCGTCAATCATTTTTCCCATCGTTCGCCCTCCTGTTCCATGCTTTAATAGCATAGTTATAATTCAGATAGCCAACCGTTCCGCAATTACATTTCGTACATTTTATCCCCCAATAGGTATCGACCAATATTGTCGTTTTAACTGCTTGTTTTTTTGCTTCTCCGCCGCAAAACGGGCACGGCTTTAATTCTTCACTCATACTTCATCCCTCCAATCTAATTTCTGACCACAATTCTTGCAATAATCATATCTGTCATGTGTTTTCAGCCATTCATCAAGGATTTGTTCGTCTCTATGCTTTTCAAATACCGCTATTGCATCTGCCAGAAAGTCGGTCTGGGCAAACCATTTCAGATCGTCAATCACTTTCCACGGGTTATCGCCAGATACATTCATACAAACTTCATGTAACCTTTCCATTTGATCGCAGTCTTTATATTTTTCCTCTATTTCTGCGATAGGAGATTTTAATGCGTGATAATTGCGAATGTGAACATAATTGAAGTATGCCGAGGAATATTCCCCTACTTCATACTCTCCGGGTTCAAATGTGTGGTTTTGCATCACGATCTGCAAAGCAACTGGAAGTTCGATAATGAGCATTTCGGCTTTTTCAATATCCTCAGCAGCGTATTCTCCACTTTCTTCATCGCAGTGCCATCCCATGATTTCACACACATTTGTTGTGGGGCCGCTGTTCCCAAATGGTCTTTTAACATCTATTGCCGGTCTATACCTATCCTCAGAATCTATTAAAATAGAGATTCTAAAATTAAGGTCTGTCATAATCTTTATGTGCTCCGGTTTTAATTCAAAACTTGGCATATCAACCTACCTCCGTTTCATTCCTCTGACTGTCTACTTCTCTCTTGCTTCCAACAGGCTATTAAATGTAAATCCTTCACTTATACATTAATCCTCGAATTTCATGTATTCTTCCATGTTCTCCGGTGTGATGTTTCTCCCAATCATAGATTTGCAGATTTCTACTGATTTCCGGCATTCCTCCACCGTACCTATCTGCCGGTACTGCTGAACTTCTTCCAGTGCCTTGATTGCCATCTTGTAACCTTGAATTTCTCTTTTTCTCTCGTAATTCTGTGTACACATTTTGGCTAAATCAATAGAAGTCTCAAGTCCTTCAATTGATTCATTCTCCGTCATGATCTACTCCTCTAGCGGTTCCCGATCATCAAATCTCTACGGTCGTACATGGTATGCAGATGTTTGCAATTCTTACACTTTGCCATCTTCTTCCTCACTTTCCATTAAAAGCCATTCATTCATCTCGTAGGTTCCCGATATACTCTGGTCGTGATAACCGTATGTTTCTACTGTTACTAAAAAATCTGCTAGCTCCTCGTCCGTCATGCTCCTGATCCGGTCTGCGTTGGTCTGCTTATGTGGCTCGCTTTCCCGGTACGGTTCCGGCAGTGGCATCCAGGCTGTGACATTTACGCTATCATTATCATCACCGAGGACAAACCGTCCTCCCAAATATTGTACAAAGCAACAACGGTTTCGATATGTATCCCATCCTATTACACTATTAAGAGATTCTTCCGGCAGTCTCTCACTTACTGGAATCCACACTGGCTGATTCTGCAAGGCAGTGATTGCCATTTCCATAAGTTCTTTTCGATATTCTTCATTTACAAGTTCATCCCAATGAGGATTAAACCTGATAATGTCCAAATCCTTGATAGCTTCTTCTCTCTTCATTCCGCACCTTCCATTTCTGCCAGCTTGGCTTCGGCTTCGTTTTTTGTTAAGAATACTATTTTGCCAAAATCACATTCTCTAAAATATACTCCTATAAAATGATTTGTTACCTTAGCGTAAATTCTATATTGTTCTCCGCTTTCATAAAATGATACACTAGAAACATAAGCTTCATAGACTTCGTCTTTCATGTTCTCATCATATTCAATATCATCAAACACATTAAATGGAGAAGTGACTACATAAACTGTATCTCCCACCTTGCAAGGCAACCGCAGTAACAATTCCTGTTCCTCGGCATCCTCATAGGCTTTGAGTTTTCGATAAACTGCATCTATTGCCTCACAATCCGGTTCGCATGCCCTTTCCCACATTTCATCATCAATCCATGACGGATTTCTTTCTGTCAGTCTCTCCATCCTTGCTCCTTTCCGGAATCCTCGGTCTCTCCGCCATCACTGGATAGCTGCACTCATACGGCTTTGTGCGTCCGATTCTAATAGCATCAGCAACCGGGTGTGTATCCATGTATAGTAAGTCACCGTTCTGAAAGTTTCATGTTCCCTCTCTCATACAGCTACACTCCTTTTTCCGTATGTACTTGCGATTCTGTATACATTGCAAATTTCTCTGTAATATATTTCCTGTGCATGGATA